TTTCGATTGAGTCCCTGTCTGGGACAGTGGATGTAAATCTATACTATATTCTTGATGATGGTGGTACCGCTGTAACAAATACCACACCAGAAGCCGCTGGTCCTGAGGATGTCCTTCTCTTAGAAATTGGGGACGCTATCCTTCTTGAAAGTGGTGACAGACTTCTATTGGAGTAGAGAATGGCTGATACAAAAATCACAGGTTTAACAGAAAACACTACGCCAGTTTCTACTGATCTGGTGCCTGTTGTCGATGACCCAGGTGGCACTCCTGAGACACAGAAGTCCACCATTGCCAACTTCACTAAAGGACTTGATGCTGCTCAGATCAAAACCCTTTATGAAGGTAACGCTGATACGAATGCATATGATGATGCTGCGGTAACCAAGCTTGCTGGTATTGAAACATCCGCCACTGCTGATCAGACTGGTGCTGAGATTAAGGTAGCATATGAAGGTGAGGCTAATACTAATGCCTTCACTGATGCTGAGCAAACCAAACTCAGTGGCATAGCCACCTCTGCTACGGCAAACCCAAATGCGATTGATAACGTTCTTGAGGACACTACTCCACAACTTGGGGGTGACCTGGATCTCAACAGCAACGATATTACTGGTACTGGCAATATTAACACTACTGGAGATATTGATATTTCTGGGGACATTGATGCTGGCTCAGGACAGATCAGAGCTGTCAATGTCAATTCAGAGACTGCTAGCTTTACTTTCGCTCTAGTAGATGCTGGTAAGCATACAACTATAAACAATGCTGGCGCTACCACTGCTACCATACCACCTAATAGCTCGGTAGCATTCCCTACTGGTACGATATTGGTTCTGGAACAAATAGGTGCTGGGGCTTGTACTTGGACAGAAGGTGCTGGTGTAACTATTAACACTAAAAGTAACCAGTCTGCTGTCACTAATGGGCAAAGAGCTGTCTCTGTTGCTCGCAAAACTGCAACAGATACTTGGACTGTCACTGGTGATCTGGTTACTGACACTCAGTTGGAGTCTTGGGTTATCCCCATTTCTAACCAAACTGAAGATTTGACTACTGGTACTTCCAAGTTCACATTCAGAGCTCCGTATGCTTTCACTATAACTGATATCAGAGCTTCGGTTGCTACAGCTCCTACTGGTTCAACTATCATCATTGATGTTAATGACGGTGGTACGTCTATAATGACCACCAATAAACTAACCATTGATGCTACTGAAAAGACCACTGAAACTGCTGCTACGGCTCCAACTTTGACAGACACAGCTTTTGCAGATGATGCTGAAATATCTATTGATATTGATCAGGTCGGATCGACTGTTGCTGGACAAGGAGCTGTTGTGACAATTATAGGACGACAGACATAATGGCGAATTTTATACTCGCCCCTGACTTGGTATTCCCAGCCGCAGCTGCTGCCAGTACTTCTATCACACTGACTGATCAGGGGGAAGACTTAGCCAATACCACGGCGCATAGTATTGCCTCTATGGATTTTGGGGCTGCTGATGCTGGGAGATACATCGCTGTCACCATTCATGCTGCATCCAACAGTGCTACATTCGGTGTAAGTAGTTGCACTATTGGGGGAGTGAGTGCTACAGTTGTGGCGTCAGCCACAGGTAACAATGGCAACCTCAGACAAGAGGCTGCTATTGCCATCGCAGCTGTCCCCACCGGAACAAGTGGAACTGTCGCTGTTAACTGGGTTCAGTCTCATTTCATTTGCTATGTCACAGTTCATAGGATACTTGGGATTGATGGCGTCACTGCTTCAGACAGTGGTGTTAGTGAGAATGCGCAGCCATTGACTGATACCCTCACCACGACAACTGATGGTGTGACGCTGTGCGCTGCGTCTTGTGACGATAACACAGCAACAGCTGCTTGGACGGGAATCACTGAACGCGTGGACGTTGCTGACGGAGAAGGCCGTAATCGTGTATCTGTTGCTTCTGACGTTGAGGATGCTGGAGGTAGCACTGCTCTGACATGCACCTACACAACGTCAACTGCGTTTGATGCTGCTGCATTCGCTCATTGGGCACCAGCGTAATTCTATTCTTAGGTACTCATATGTCTTATAACGCTCTAGTGACTCATTCAGTATCGACTAGAAGGCGGAACTATACGTTTGTTGTTAGGTTCGCCCTTAACTCGTTACATGCAAACTACGGAACAGTTACTGGTGCTTTAGATATAATCAGTACTGTTGACGCTGTAGATGACTCCAATGTAAAGCTAGTGACTGCTAATAGGCCAATTTCTAGAACTGGTAGTCTGGCTGATCTGGCTCAGTCCAATATTGGTTCAGGTGTATTCTTAGACGAATATGTAGATGACCAAGATTATGATGAACGTGGTAAACCTCTTATCGGATTAACTGGTGCGTTTGGAACTAAACCTGTTAGGTATATCAGACCAAATAAAGGGAGTAACTACGGAACTGGTGATGGGATAACTCCAGGCACAGCTTATGATGGCCCACAAGATACTGATATCGGTTCAACTGCTGGTGTATTAGACGCTGGCACTGTGTACTACTTCTGTGATATCCACCATCATATCCAATCAGGGACACCTGTTCTCGGAACCCAAGGGGATATCACTCTAGAAGACGCTGTTGGTGGTGCCTCCACTGATATTCGTGGCGATCACCCTCTTATGCCTGGAATGGTGTGTGGAGGCTGGGTTGACGGCAGGGCTGTGGCCTCGTGGACCAAAGACGGTTCGTCCAATATGTATTCACAGTCAGATGCGATACAGCGGACGGTTGCCACTACTGGCTGGACACTGAAACCAGAAGATGCAACGCTCAGCAAGACTGCCTTGGAAGATTACATTCTTGAACATGTAGCTACCATCCAAGATTGTCGTGACACTCCTGGCAGTATTCATATTCCCGACACTGTCGGTACTACTGGCACCCCAAAGATTGCTTATGTCCATGCTCCAGATGGATCAGACCCAACTGACAGGGTTATGCAATCAGCTTTTGGATATGATTTTCTGGTCAACGCTAGCCCACAGATAGGTAACTTCAAGTTTATCAACTTAACACTATTTGAGTGTAAAGAGACATTTGCTGGTTGGGGTTCTGGTGGAATAGGTAGTGGTAATACAGCGCCGGATACAATATATTTCCTTGGCTGTCGAATTATCTTGCCGCATGACATGCAAACGTTTAACAAGGCGACATTGCATCATTATGGTGCTTCGTCTGACGGACGTGTTCTATGGGATGTTACAGATAGACCAAATAAAAACGATAGTCGTATACAAGACTTGAGAGCTCATGCTAAAGCTAGTCCTCGTAATCCAGGTGACTCTGTAGTTGACTCCAAGTTTGCAGACATGGATAGGTGGACTCATATTGTTCGTTCTACTAATGGACCTTATGCCCTTTCTGTCCTCAATACTGATGTTCTTTCTCAAATGGTTATTGATGGGGTCATCATTGAAGATATAGGGGACTCTAATTTTAAGGGGTTGGACCTTAGCGACAATGACATGCACGCCATTGGGGGACAACGGTGTGTTAACTGGGATTTGCAACGCTTCTGTATCTTCCGAGCTGGGTCCGCAGTAAATCTATATTCGAAGGCATCCGGGACTATGCCGACAACTGGAACTGCCCAGGACTTAAGTGACAATACGATTGCGTGGTTCTTAATAGACGGGAATAATCAGGAGTTTGGCAATCCTGCTGGCCAAAACGGAATTGCCATCAATGGCGATAACGACAGTATCTTGGCTGATAACGGGACAGGCGATAAGTCTGGTAACGTTGTAGAGTTTTTCTACATCAGAAATATGGTTCCGAATGTTGCTGATGAGAACGATGCTATTGCCCTCACCGTGAACAACGAACAGAACACCACTTATCGCGATTACATCATCGAGAACTGTAATCAGGATATTCGAGGGCAACGTAATTACACGGATGCGAATTCCAAGGTCTGGGGTTCCTATACAACATTGCGCAACGGTAAGCATATCCGTGGCGATAACTCTAACAACGTTTGGTGGGAGCGGTCAGGAACTTGGGTTTCCGGGTCTGGGGTGATCGATGCGGATGATATGGAAATTGTACTAAAGGGTGGCGAAAGCGCAGCCACCGAATTGTTTGATGTCACTGGTACGGGATCAGCGACACTTGCAACTGTACAAGCGCTTACTAAAACTAACGGTGGAGCGGCTGCCAACGTTTCGTCAATATTCTGGACTAACACAACACTAACTTAGTGGGATGACACAATGGCAGGCGACAATTCTTGGCATTTAGATAAACGTGTACCGCTCACGTTGATATTTGCCATATTTCTACAGACGGTAGGTGTGTTTTGGTGGGCTTCAGAGATTAACTCGCAGGTTAAACATAATACTGAAGCTCTGACAAAGCACGAGAAAAGGCCAGCTCATGATGAAGCCCTTGCTATTATAATTGAACTTCAAGCTGATAAGAAGTACAGGGATGTTAGAGAGGAGCGTATCATCAGGTTGCTGGAGAACATACAAGATAGTTTGGAGGAGGATTAGATGCCCTCTTATAGATCAACAGTAGATGTCAATACAGGCGTAACTGCCGATGTCGATGCTGCTGTATCAGCTCAGAAAGGACTAACCCTCACAGGCTATTCCTGTAGGGAGAGCGCTGGGGCCCCAGCTGTGGCTTCCTTCAATATTGTCAACGGAGCTACTGGTGCTGCTGCCAATAAGGTGGTGGCTGTGGAGCTAGCCGCTAACGCCAGTGAGACTGTCACATTCAGGTACCCTATTGACTGCGAGGCTGGCATTTCTATCGATCACGTATCAGGCGAGGTCGATGTTTACCTTCACTATAGGATTGACGAATAATGGCAACTGGCGTCAGTGCAGTAAAAATCGGTAACTTGGCGCTATCTATGATCGGTGTCAAGTCAACCATCGAGTCGTTCTCTGATCCCACAGCCCCTGCTCAGGAGATCAGCCTGTGGTATGAGTTTGCTAAGGAGCAGGCTCTTAAGTCACATGATTGGTCTTTCGCTCGTAAGCGGGTAGCCTTGGCGGTCCATGGTGATGACGCACCAGAGACAGATTGGGCGTTCAGATACGCCTACCCATCTGACTGTATAGCGGCTAGGAAGATTGATAACCCTCTTGGGTGGACTGCTAATGCTGTTCCATTCCATGTGGAGACCAGCGACGACGGCACCGAGAAGACTATCCTCACAGACGCCGAAGACGCTATCCTAGTCTACACCCGTAATGTTGATGACACATCGCTGTTCAGTCCACACTTCGTACTAACTCTGGCAGCCACTCTAGGTGCCTTTATAGCATTTCCGTTGACAGCCAAGCAGTCTGTCAGAGACTCAGCGAGAGACGAGGCTCTGACATTACAGCGACTGGCTCCAGCTATGGATGCTAATGAGGGTGTAGAACGAGGGCCAAGGGACGCTGAGTGGATCAGAGAGAGGTAACATGGCCGTCAAGTACAGAATTCAGCCCAGCTTCGCCAAGGGCGTATTGTCCCCGACGCTGTATGGCCGGGTTGATATCTCGTCCTACCATGTCGGTCTGAAGTCTGGCAAGAACGCTATTGTCCATGCCTATGGTGGCGTGAGCAATCGTCCTGGCCTATCATTTATAGGCCCTGTTAAAGACCACGCCAGTAGCCCCATTCTCATCCCATTCAAATTCTCCACGACCGATACCTATGTCTTGGAATTCGGGGACGAATACCTCAGGGTGATCCGTAACGACGGCCATGTCGTCGAGGACACTGTCAACATCACAGATATCACTCAGGCAGACCCAGCTGTAGTAACTAGTGTCGGCCACGGTTATAGTGATGGCGATGAGGTCTTCATAGCCTCTGTGGGGGGCATGACTGAACTTAACAGTCGCAGGTTCGTAGTTGCCAACTCGACCGCCAATACGTTCGAGCTCACCGATCAGGCAACTGGTGGTAACGAGGATTCCTCCGCATACACCGCCTACACTTCTGGTGGTACGTCGGCCCGTATCTACACACTGACTACGCCGTATGCCATTGAAGACCTTGATGAGCTGAAGTATGTTCAGTCCGCTGATGTAATGACCCTTGTTCATCCTTCTTATCCTGTTCAAGAGTTGAGCAGGACGGACCACGATGAATGGACCATCTCTGCTGTCGAGTTTAATCCCACGCAGGACCATCCTGCGCAGCTTGGTGTCACTGCCATATCTGGGACAGGGACGAATTCGTATTATAAGGTTACAGCTATTGCTGATGATGGTGAAGAGAGCCTAGCTGCAACTAGTAATACTGATAACGTTATCTCTGGTGCAACCCAGGCCAACCCTATCGTTGTAACCTCAACTGCTCATACCCTTACTGAGGGGGACGAGATTGAGATTAACGATGTGGTCGGTATGACTGAGCTGAATGGTCGTAGGTTCATTGTTGGGGCGACTGCTGTTAACACGTTTGAGCTTAGAGATGTGGATGGAGACGATATTGACTCCACCTCATTCACAGCTTATGTGTCAGGTGGTAGTGCTAGACGTACCTTCCAGGTTATTAGTGGTGGGTCCACTAGAGACAATCTAATCACTTGGACCCCTGTTACTGGGGCGGTTAAATATGCGGTCTACTATCGAGAGAACGGCCTTTACGGCCTTATCGGTGAAACCGAACTTACGTCCTTTACCGATGATAATATTGCTGCAGATATTGCTATCGCTCCTCCTCGTTATGTAGAGGTTTTTAGGGAGGCCACCGACTACCCCGGAGCTGTGGGATATTTCGAACAGCGCAGAGTCTTTGGCGGTTCCACTAGTGAGCCTGACACGTCCAGGTACAGCGTAACTGGCAACCATTCTAACTTCAGCCGTTCTATTCCTACTCAGGCTGACGATGCGATTACTGCTACACTGAACGCTCAGGAGGTCAATGCTATCCGGCATTACGTAGCTGGGAACGATCTTATCGTCTTCACCAGTGGGAGTGAGTGGCGCATCAATTCCGCTACGGATACTGGTTTCGCAGGAGATACTCTGAGGCAGAAGCCTCAGTCTAATTGGGGTAGTTCTCATGTTAAGCCTATTCAGTTAGGTTCGTTGATATTGTACCTGCAAGAGAACAATGCATTTGTTCGTAGCATTGGGTACTCTTTGCAGATTGATGGATACACTGGGTCCAACCTAGGACTGCTTGCTGAGCACTATCTTAGGAACAATACAGTCACTGGCTGGGCGTTCTCTCGTTATCCTGATCCTATTGTTTATATGGTTCGGGATGACGGCAAGGTTCTGACTATGACCTTTGATCAAGAACAAGAGGTTGTGGCCTGGACTGATTGGGAGACTGACGGAGAGTTTGAGAGTGTGACGACTATCCGACCGTCTACTGATGAGACAGATGAGCCAGCCTACTTTGTAGTTAAGAGGACGATCAATGGTAACACAGTACGTTACATCGAGCGGACGCATTCTCGTTCTTTCACCGACGTCAGAGACTGCTTCTTCGTTGACTCAGGTCTTTCTCTCGACTCCCCTGTCACTATCACTGGGGCCACTGCTGCGAACCCCGTCGTTATCACAGCCACCTCTCACGGATTCTCTGACGGAGATGAAGTAGATATCTACGACATTGAGTGGGTACCAACCACTGATGAGTTTGGTAATGACACACAACCTTCGCAACTCAACACAAAGAGGTTCACAGTTGCTAACTCGACTGCTAACACGTTTGAACTTTCAGGAGAAGATGGCTCTGCTTTCAACGCCTATGTTTCCGGTGGCACTGTTCGGCTTGCTACTGACAGTATTAGTGGCCTTCGACATATTGCCGGTGAGTCAGTAGCCATATTGGCAGACGGTGCTGTTGTCAATGGGAAGACTGTATCTTCTACTGGTACAGTGACGCTGGACAGTAAAGCTTCTCGTGTACATATTGGTCTGCCGTACATAACTGACATTGAAACACTAGACCCTGAAGAAGTTGGTCGTGAAACCATCCAAGGGCGCAAGATTAAGATTGGCGAATTAACCCTAAGGTTAGAGCGTACAAATGCGTACTGGTTTGGACACGATTTCACTGACATGGAAGAGTCGGTGTGGCGTCAGTATGAGCTGATGGGCGATCCTGTTGGCCTGTTCACAGGCGATAAGGTCGAGGTGATGCCTCCAAACTGGACCGAACATGGACGGGTTGCAATAAGGCAACGCGATCCATTACCGCTTACGATCTTAGCCTTTGTAATGGAATACGAGCAAAGTGACTAAGTATGAAATTGTTTCCGCTACCGAAGAACATGGGCTAGAACTCGCGAGGAATCTCCGATTAGCAGATGCCCGGGAAATGTGGGCCGCTTCTAGAACCACCCCCCATAGGGGTATCATGAAGTCCATGAAAGAGTCCGACGAATGTTGGGCCGGTTTAGCAGACGGTCGGGTAGTGTGCCTATTCGGAGTTGTGCCACTATCCTTCATCGGTAGCTACGGCGTGATCTGGATGTTAGCTACGCCTGAGTTAGAGAAGCACGCTCGTGCATTCCTCAGGAGAAATCGTAGCTACATCCAGCACGTCCAATCCCAATACATCATGGTGTTCAATTTAGTGGATGCTAGAAACACAGAAGCAGTTAAATGGCTTAAGTGGTTAGGTTTTGAGATAGAGAAGCCTAAGGCATATGGGCCAGACGGGCTGCCCTTCTACCCATTCAAGATGAGGTCTTCCAATGTGTGAGCCGACAAGTATCGCCTTAATAGGGCTAGCAGTCGTTGGTACTGCCGTCACTGTCGTGGGGCAGCAACAGGCTGCCAGAGCACAGCAGAAGGCTTCCGACTTCAACGCTGCTGTAGCACGGAACAATTCAATCATTGCAGAGCGCCAAGCTAAAGACGCTATCGCACGAGGAGAGGTTGAAGCTAGCCTCGCTCAGCGACAAGCTAAGCAGTTGGCTGCCAGACAAAGGGTTGCCTTTGCAGCTAATGGTGTTGTCGTTGACGAAGGAACTGCCCTTGATATCGTCGGTGACACAGCTGAACTAGGTAAGTTCGACGAACTTCGTGCTCGGAACAATGCGGCTCGTGAAGCCTTAGGGTTCAGAACACAAGGGATGAACTTCGATGCTGAAGCAGAACTATCAGAGTTCCAGGGACAGCAGGCAAGAACCTCCGCAAACTTCGCAACAGCAGGGTCTATTATCAGCGGGGCTTCAACTGTTGCGTCGAGGTGGCAGCAGTTTAACCAGACTACCTCTTTCAACAGGGGGCTGGCTAGCGCTAACGCTAGGTTTGACGTTATCGCTAACCCTGCTACCAGGAATTTCTTCTAAGGAGGGCCTAATGCCTCAAGTACCCACTAGGACCCAGCCGAGTATTCAGCAGGCAGCCAACCCTACTGTATTCCAACGTCCGGTGAGCAGAGATGCTTTCTCGCCTGGGCCAGGACTACAGCAGCTTGGTCAGTCTATTACTGAAGCGGCTGATACTGGTCTAGATATTGTGGCAAGAGAGCAGGAAAAGCAACGTAAGCTTGATATCAGTGCTGGTCGTGTGGAGTACACCAATCGTATCAACTCTCTGTTATACGGTGATGGCACACCTCAGAACCAGGGCTTCTTCAATCTTCGTGGCAAGGCTGCTATTGATGCCACGCCTAATATCGTCAGACAGATGGAGACCATCAGGGATGATGTGATCCAGCAGTTTGGTGCAACTGATGCTGCTGTTGGTAATGCCCTGTTCAACGAGCTGTCTGCCAGAGAGTCAAACTCAGCTGGGCAGATACAACAGTTCCGTGGTAGGCAAGAGCGTAGCTACGCTCAGGAGCTGAGCGACACCTCCAAGGGAGAGGCTGCTCAGCAGGCAGCCGCCAATTTTAACAACCCTAGTATGATCCGTGTGTTCATGAACGAGGCATCGGCCTTGGCCATTGAAGATGGTGATCGTAATGGCTGGGCTCCTGAGGTAACTAACAGTAAGCAGCAAGAGGCACGATCTCTCGTAGTGTCACAAGCTTTCACTTCTGCTTTACAGAACGGTGATATAGCTGCCGCTAAGGCTATCCTTGATCAGTTCGGTGCTGTTATTGATGCTCCTGTCAAGGATAAGATGGTGGAAACCCTAGAGGATAGTTCTCGACTGAAGATGGCGTTTGATATCAAGGACACTGTCTTCGGTGATCCCACTCTTGACACCTTTGAAAAGAAACTCAAAAGAGCTAAGGAGCTATCTGGGGATGATGCCCAGCTACGTAAGGAAGCTGAGATACAGATCAGTGTAGAGGCTAAGCGTAGAGCTACAGCTCAAGCTGCTGCTGTTGATGCTGCATTCCAAGAAGCTGGTCGTTTGGTCGATGATGGCGAAACCCTTGAAACTATCAGGCAGAAACGCCCTGACCTGTATAACACCATTGTATCAGATACCACTAAGTTTGAAGCCTTGCGTCGTAGGGTGGTATCTACTGCTGAAGGTCGTACATTTGCCATCATCTCTGATGGTGAGACCTTGCAGAAGCTGACGTCTGGAACTAACTCCCAGATAGCTCGCCTCAATGCTGATGACTACAAAGCCTCTCTTACAGAGTCTGAATTCGGAAGATTGCAAAGTGCTATTGCTGCTGCTCAAGAAGTGCTGAGAGGGAACAATGAGACCTCCCGTATCTTCAAACGAGCTGAACGTTTCCTAGCTGACTTCTCCCCTGAAGGGTTTGGTCTCCGTCGTGGGGATAAGAACCCGAAGGTGGAGCAGATACAGGCTGCTAAGTCTGCTATGTTGTCGTTCATCCAAGACGCAACCAGCCAGGGCAGGGTGTTGACAGACTCTGACCTTGCTAACGAGGCACGTCGTTTGATGTTGCCGATTGAGACTACTGGTATCTTTGGTGGTCTTGGTCGAGACAGAATTGTAGCACAGCTGCAAGGTATGACAGCAGAAGAGAGGTCAGGATTTAGAATAGACCTAGACGATATCCCCGATGAAGCTAAGAACGAGGTCATCAACTTCTTCGAAGCTAGGGGCAAGCCTACTCCCAGTGATGAGGTTATCGAAGCGTTCCTTGGGGCTCAGGCTACAGGGGACAGGGAGAGGCAGCAACGTATTTTTGATGGTGGTCCTCTCGGTGGACGTGGTGTTGTTGACCAGTTCCCTGGACGATCCCCTAAAGTGACGGTACCTGTGCCCAGGAAGTCTGCCGCTGCACTAGCCACCCAGGATTCTCTTGACCTTGAGCAATTCGTATCCACCAACGAAGGTGGGTTTAGAGCTCAAACCTATTTGGATTCTCTTGGCCATAAGACAGTAGGTATTGGATTTAATCTGGATCGACCCGGTGCTAAAGAACGTCTACAGTCTGTGGGCGCTGATTTCGAAGCAGTAAGAAACGGTAGTGTCAAACTCACGCAAGCTCAAGCTGATCAGCTCTTTGCTCGTGATTTGAAGGAAGCCGAGGAAGCTGTTCGTAGCAGTGTAGGAGATAGATTTAGTGCCCTCTCCGGTGCTCGCAAACAGGCGTTGATCGACATGGCATTTAATCTTGGACCCAAGGGCTTCAAGAACTTCGCCAAAATGATCAGAGCAGTCAAGAATGGTAATTACAATCTTGCAGCGTCGGAGATGCGTAAATCCAAATGGGCGAAACAAGTTGGCACCAGAGCAGACAAGGTGATCCAACGTATGATTGAAGGTTAATATGCCCTTTTTGATTGAAGGTGGTGAGAACGGACAGCCGGTTACCCCAGGTGGTGTCACTGACGTACCTGCTGGTAGCTCTGGTTTCTTAATCGACAGAGGAACTCCTAAGGTTAACACTGATGTTATGCACAGTGTTGTCAAGGAGAGCCCAGAGAAAGAGACCAGAGTTCGTGATCTCTCAAGAGATACTGGGTTGGAGGAAGATACTGTTAGGTCTGCGCCTGAAGAGGCGGAGGCTGTCAACAGGGTCAACCAGATTGACCAGGAGACATCTGACACTCCTGTCACTCGTAGGTTTATCGCCAATCCCAACAATGCTGCTGTGGCTCACGATGATGTGGAGTCCCTGTCAGCTATCGAGAGACTGGTCAACGCCTTCAATACAGGTCGTGACGAGGTGGCCCTTAACAGGGCTGGCTCTGATCTGAGAGCTGACCCCAACAACCCCGCTATACAAGCTGCTGTTGATAAGTTCAGAGCTCGTATAGCTAAACGTGGTACTGACACAGGGGATGACTGGGTCAACTATCTTACTAGCGCTGCCAAGGTGATTGGGCAGCAGGCTGAAATCTTTGCTGAGCCCCAGGCAGTGGTTCGTATTGCTGGTGGTGCTGGTATTGGTGCAACCCTTGGTGCGGCTGGCGGTCCTTTGGCTCCAGCCACTATCCCTGCTGGCTTTGCGGCTGGCACCCTAGCCGGTGTGACTGGCCACTTCGCTATCTCAGCCTATGAGGTAGAAGGTGGCGGTGCCTATCTCGAAATGACAGAGAAGGGCATTCCTAAAGAGGAAGCTGCCTATCTGTCCCACGCTGTGGGTGTCATCAATGCTACGCTTGAAGTTGGCAGTGCTGCTGTTATCTTGAAGCCCTTCAAGGACGCTGGCAAGAACATCTTCAAGAAGGCTGTTCGTGAAGCACTGTCCTCTGATGAAGCCAGAAATGTGGCTGCTAGGTTTGTGGCACAGACTGGCTCAGGTATTGCTGCTGAGGTTACGACTGAAATCCTCCAAGAGGTGGTTCAGATTGTTGGCGAAGAGTTCGGCAAGTCTTTCAAGGAAGGAGAGACAGAGGAGTTCAACCAAGAGGAAGCAATCGCTCGTATCAAAGAGGTGTCTATCGAGACCCTCAAGGCCATGAGTGTGTTGGCTCCGATTGGCCCTGGCTTCAACGCTGTCACAACTGGTATGGTCAAGGCCAGTAAAGCTGTGGCTGCTGAGCAACGTATGCTCGACATTCATGAGGCTGTCAAAGCATCCACTATCAATGACCGAGCGCCTGATATCCTCAACGAACATCTTGAAAGTGTGTTCAACGAGAACGATATCACTGAAGTATTCGTACCAGCTGAGGCTCTAAGTGACTGGGTTCAGAGAACCGAGAACCCTCAACAGACATTGGATCAGCTAGGTGTTGGGGAGCAGCTTCAAGAGGAGCTGGTACTCGGTGGTGATGTTACCATTGGTGTCAAGGAGATTGGTTCCTTGATGCAGAACGAGAACTTCCCGTCACTGGCTAACAACATCCGTATGACTGAGGAAGGGTTCACAGGAGCAGAAGCCCAGGAGTTTGCTGCCTCTGGTATCCAGGATGAGGTGTTGAGGGTTGAGGTTGAACAGCCTGTGGCCCAGCACAATGAGGATGTTGACTTTGCTGAGCATGAGCTTGGGCTGAAAGCCCTGTTCACTACAGCAGATGAGGCTGGTCTCAATCCCAAGAAGTTCGAAGCCTACCTCGATACTGTTCAGAAAGCCTCAGAGAAGGCTGCTGCTGGCCATGTAGAGCGTAGCTTCAGGCGTCAGAAGAGGGCTATCGAGGGGCAGTTCAAGACTAGAGAGAAGGAACTTGTAGCGGAGGCTACTGACACCCTCTCTAAACAGCCTGTGTACGCCTCTGTAAAGGCCCTGGAGGGCAATGCAGCACGTCTCCCTAGGGAGGACCTCCAGAAAATCCTTAAGGGCCTTAAATCGGACCTACAGGCCCTCCCAAAGAATGGCAATAAAGCCATCTATGAGACCAAGAAGGATGGTGAGACCCAGAATTTAGAGCTATTCGCTGAAATTCATGGGTATGACAATGCCACAGAGATGGTTGAGGACATGATTACGTCCCCTCCGTTGAAGGAGGCTGTGCAAAGCAGTGTCAGAGAGCAGCTCCAGAAGGAGTTTCCTGATATCGATGACAGGATTGCCTCCCTTGAGGCTGCTCGTGCTGTATCCCTCAACGAGATTAAGGGGGAGCAAATACAGCAGGAGCTCAATATCCTCCGTGAACAGCAGGGGCTTGGACGTCTGTCTCAGAAGGTGATCAAGACTGCTGCTAAGAAGCGATTGGCCACTGTCCCTGTTGGTGACATCAAGGTTAATAAGTTCTTAGCCAACATGAAGAGGCTTGGACCACAGGTGGGCAAGGCTGTCAGAGCTAATGACAGGCAGCTTGCTGCTCAACTGAAGTTCCAACAGGTGATTAACTTCCAGATGGCCAAAGAGTCTCAGGCTATCCAGGATAAGGTGGTCCGTCAAAAGAACTTCATGTCAAAGTTCTTGGTTGATGACAAGAAGACCAAGAGCGTGGACATTGACTATATCAATGCCATTCGTGATCTGCTTGATGGATTTAATTTCCAACCCAGGTTGTCACAGAAGTCTTTTGATCGTATTGAGAAGATCATCAACCATGAGATCGACCCTGTAACTAGGGACGAGAAGCTCATGGAGAGGTTCGGTACCACAAGCATGGACTCTCTCACCTTAGAACAGCATACTGAGATTGCTGAGATGGTGAAGGAGATGGCTAAGAAGGGTGCTGATGTCTTCAAGCTCCGAGAGGGAGCGAAGCAAGCCAGTGTCAAGCTGAGTGTAGCCAATGTCACCCGACAAATCTTCAACAATCTGAAGCCTAAAACTAGTGCTGCTAAGGCAGATGCTAGTAAGTGGGAGACTTGGAAAGCTCAAGGCAGGGCAGCTGCGTCTATCGCCTTCACCATGGACTCTATCATGAAGAACATGGATGGTCAGGCTGATCTTGGTCCTGCCCAGCAAGAGGTGAAGGGTCGTATTGATAAGGCCAATTTCCAGGGCTATAAGGAGGGACAGGTGGGGTACACCCGACGTCAGCTCCAGGTAGCCAAGGACCTGAAGGCCATCAATGAGAAGCACTTCACCACCAAAGAGCGTAATGCTCTGAAGGATCGTATCGCTATCCCCGGTATTGACGAGAAGATGACCAAGGATAGGATGCTTGGTGTGATGCTGAACCTGGGTAACCAGGGGAACATTGACGCACTGATTGAAAGCGGTACTGTCACACAGGCCGAGATCGATGCCATTAAGGATTTCGCATCAGAGCGTGACTGGCAATATGTGCAAGACACTTGGGACTACCTGGACTCATTCTTCCCTGAGATCAGAAAGACAGTCAGGGAGAGGACCAACAACGAGGTAGCCAAGGTGGAAGCCCAGCAGGTGGACACTAAGTTCGGCACCTTTAAAGGTGGTTACTTTCCTATCAGGTATGACAATAAGCAGGCGCTAGCCGACGTGTACAATCAGCAGGACATTGATGAGCTGATCATGAATGTCAGGCGTGGTGAGTTTGCCATGAGTCACACAGCTCGTGGTCACACCAAGGCTCGTACCAATCCAGGAGCTGGTCATGTAGCTCTCGGTACACACGTTATCAACTCCCATCTAGATAATGTCATCTACGACTTGGAGATGGGGGACGCTGTTAACGATGTATATAAGATTTGGTTCCATGAGGATGTTCGTAACGCCCTCACTGACCAAGGCTATAAGCACTACTGGGAGTATGGAGACCTGTGGTTGAGAGATGTGATCTCCCAAGAGATCGTTCATAACGATGCTGTCAGCCGTGTCATCAAACACCTACGTACTGGCTTCACTGTCAGTAAGCTAGGATGGAACTTCGGTGTAGCTGCTGTCCAGTTCCTGGGTCTTGTGCAATCCAGTGTCCAGGTTGGGCACACTAATATGGCTCACGGTATCCGTGCCTTCATGGGGGCTAAGCAGTTTGGTGAAGGTAACATCTATGACTTTATTGCTGAGCAGAGTGGGTTCATGGCCTCCCGTGAGGACTCCTTCAATAAGGACATCATGGATGCCAGAAACGCTTTCTCAAATTCAGTGATCAATAAGTTCCTGCCTAAGAATGTGGGGGATGTTACTAGGGCTAGCTTGTTCCTGTTCATCAGAAAAGCACAGAAGATGGTAGATACCATCACATGGTTGGCTGGCTACCACAAAGGTATGCAGCTGTTCGACAACCAAGAGAAGGCTGTCGAGTTGGCTGACAGGACAGTATCCAGGTCCCAAGGTTCTGGTGTGTTCCAAGAGCGATCTGCATTTGAACGTGGTACCATCTCTAGATCAGCTAGACAGAATGAACTGGTCAGGTCCTTCTCTACCCTGTCGTCCTACTTCATCGCTAAGACCAATGTTGCTAGTGAAAAGTTTAGATCAACAGACTTCAAAGACCCCAAGTCACTGTCTAAATTAATTGCTGACATGGCATTGTTGTACTGGTTCGAGGCTATGGTTGCTGCTACAGTCAGCGGCCAGCTGCCTGATGATGAGAGCGAGCTTCCTGGCTGGATGCTACAGGAGACCTTGGCTACTGGACTTGGCGGTATCCCGTTCATCCGTACAGGTGCTTCGGCACTTAAAGGCTTCGAGTCCCAAGGGGCCTTGGCTGCTGTGCTTGGTGAGCCATTCGAAGTGGTCGGTGCTATTCTAGAAGATGACTTCAGTCTACTGCGCGATGGTAAAAAGCTGAACAACTTCTTTGGTGCCCTGTTTAAATATCCGTCAGGGTTCATCAACAAGCAGGCCACTAACATAGATGACGCTCTCAGTGGTAACGATCCAACCCCACTAGAGTGGGTACTTGGTCCAACTTATGAGAAATAGGAAGTGAAATGACTGTAGAAACACAGCTTCAAAAGGTTGTATCGAATGGTAATGACTCGACTACGTCATTTCCTTTCTCGTTTGTGATCACTAGCGAAGATGATCTATCTGTTGTAGTGACAGACTCCAATGGTGTGGAGACTACTATCTCCAAGGGTACTGGCACTAGCAACTACAGCGTGACCGTTGCCTCTTACCCAGGTAGCGGGTCGATTACATACCCAGCCACGCTAGGCACAGCCTTAGCTACTGGCTCTACTATCACGGTCAAACGCCTGCTTACCATCGAGCAGATGACTGACCTCACCAATAAGGGGGAGTATAACCCCGAGACACAGGAACGTCAGTTCGATAAGTTCATCATGATTGACCTGCAACAGCAGGAGGAACTTGATCGAGCCATCAAAGTGCCTGTGTCCTACACTGGATCAGCCAGCTTTGATTTCCCCACACCATCAGCCCTTGCTATGGTGAGATGGAACTCAGCTGCTACAGCACTGGAGAACGTGCAAGTAAGTACCTTAACTAATACATTGTCAGTGTCTGATCCGGCTGACAATGGTAAAGTTCTTCAAGCTAACAGTGGTACGTTTGACTTTCAAACGCTCACTATGAGTGATATCTCTGACGCTGGTACGTCTGCTACTAAAGATACTGGTACTAGCGTTGGTAACGTCGTTGAAGTTCAATCCGGTGGAGCCTTGCCAGCTCTGGATGGATCAGCCCTGACAGGTTTAAGTTCAGGTGACTCCTTCCCCACTGGTGTTGTGATGCCATATGTAGGCAGCACAGCTCCTAGTGGCTGGCTCTTGTTCAACGGTGACACGATTGGTTCTGCTGCATCCGCTGCTACACAGAATAGTGATAGCAACGAATCCCTCTTCACTCTCATCTATGACAGTATGACTGACAGCGAGGCTCCTGTATCAGGAGGCCGTGGAGCAAATGCAGCAGCAGACTGGGCAGCTAATAAAACAATAACAATGCCCGACCCAAATAGGAGGGCTGTGATAGGCACTGGTACCGAGACTCATGGTGACACAGGCGGCAGCGCTGATGCTATCGTAGTGGCTCACACTCATGATCCTGGTACACTAGCCGCTGCTTCAGGTGGAGCACACACCCATACTATTACATTCCCTTCAGCTTCTTACATTGCATCAGGCGGAGGTTCGCTTGGCGCTGGTGTAGCATCGGATAGCTCTCAAGCTTTTCCGTCTGGCACTAATTCTGGAGGGTCTCATACACACACGATCTCAGGAGCAACAGCAAGCACAGGTTCGTCTGCTACAGACGCTAACCTGCCACCTTGGTTGGCTTTGAGGTTTATTATCAAACAGTAGGAGTATTGTTATGAGTGCAGTTGGTGCAGCGTTTATCGCGCTGTTCGTAGCCTTCGGTCAGCTTGTGCCTGAACCGCTGGCTCCCGGTCAGTACGAAGTTACTGATGACAAGGGCAAGGTTGTAGGTTACGTTGACACGACTTACAATCAGGCTGAAATGGATAAGTTCTGTGATCCTGGTTCGGTCGTTGAGTATCCGCTGTGTTTCAACACGGCTGATGATGCTGATGGCCAGCCTGAGGATGGCGACGACGCATAAGGAGTAGACGGTGATCCCTCTTGAACTGTTAACAATGGTGGGGTCTGGACTACTGTCAGCCTTCATGACCTTGTGGTCATTGAAGATGAAGTACAAGCAGGCCCAGCAAGAGTGGATGATCAAAGGGCTGGCCGCTAGATCAAAGGCCATTCAAGAAGCCCGTGAATACAAGGACAAGGGCTTTCAGTTTACACGTAGGCTGATAGCCCTGTCCTCAGTGTTTGCCATCATTGTCTTGCCAAAGCTGGTGGCTATTTGGAACCCTGAAGTTCTGGTACTTGTAGGGTACACAGAGTTTAACCCAGGGTTCTGGCCATTCACCGATGGTGCAGATGTCATTAAATGGCGTCCAGCCTCTGGCTTAGTTATCACCCCTCTGGATACTCACCTAGTCAGTGCTATCGTAGGACTGTACTTCGGTGCCAGTATGGTGAAGAACGCATAAGAAGAAACTGGTAGACAAAACTAAAGCCCCCTAAGGAGAAATCCCTAGGGGGCTTTTTTATTTAAACCGAATGTTACGTTCTTTGAACCACTTCTTCTGGGCTTTCTTTTCTTCTTTACTCAGTTCTCCAAACCTGGGATTACCGCAAGCACAAGTCCCCATAGATATGCGTTCATAACAAAAGTTACATTCCGGTCTACTACTCATTACTGTCCTTTCAATTTATCGCTCAATACAGCAGCACCAAGCATACATACCATCGTGAGACGGATGGTCCACCAAGCTTCTGGTGCGTGTACCGAGGCTTCAGTTCCTGGGTAGAGGATGTTCTCAGCTACAACCCAGAAGCAGAATACTAATATGCCAAGAACAATACCTAGTCGGATTCGCCAGTCTCCGAATGAAGACTGTGTCATCCAAGAGGGTCCTTCTCAACAAATAGAATTAGTGGTAACAGATGGATACGAAATTTAGTAGGGTTCCGGCAGGCATCAAAGCCCATCTTCCAACTGAAGAAATCGTATTTAGCTCCCCAGAAATACCCGAGGAACTTAGCAGTACCTAGTGAACCTTTCATTATTCACAACTCCTTTCCCCTGTAGCAGGGTCAACGTAGCAAGCAAGTGGTTCCTCTTCAGCCTTATCAACTGGTGCTTGTAGGACACCGAACCTCTTGCCACCTGGGTTAAACGTAGTGCATCCCTTAGCTCCGCCTTTCCAAGCCTTCATATAAATCTCTTTGAAGTCTGGGTATGGCATATCAGGGGATACGTTACAAGTCTTAGAACATGCGCTATCTACAAACGGTTGGACAGCGAGGAGAACATTGAGGTGATCATCGGCTGTGCATTCGCCTGATGTTCTCCCTACCACTCCGTATACTCTGTGGGCATAGTCTTCAACTGGGACAACCTTTGATCCCGTTTCAGTTTGAATGGTCCTATCATAGCGTAGACTAAATACAGGCTCAATGCCACTGGAGACATTATCAGCAGCAATGCTGATAGTGCCTGTAGGAGCAATAGAAATAAGATGAGAGTTTCTGATACCATAATCATAGATGCTATCTCTGATACGCTTTGGCAAAGTTTTGAAGAATTCTCCATCACAATATTTATCCCTATCATATAGTGGGAACGGTCCTTTGTTCTTAGCGATACGAACACTAGACATATAGCACTCGTTCCTGAGTATGGTCATCACCTCTTTAGTGAACATGATGAACTCTTTACTGCCATACTCATGACCTAACACCTCCCCAGCGTTAGCCAGACCTGTCACTCCCAAGCCCATACGACGCTTGCTGAGAGCCTCTTCCTCTTGTGCCCTAAGAGGGTACTGGGCTCGGTCTACAACGTTGTCCATGGCCCTCACAACAGGTTCTATGTCATGTTTAAAGTCAGAGAAGCTGAACCCCTTGTCTGTAATATACTTAACGAGGTTGAAACTCCCCAACAGACATGCTCCATTGGGAGGCAGTGGCTGCTCACCGCAAGGGTTAGTCGCTGCGATGTACTCACAGTAGTACAGATTGTTCATGCGATTGATCTGGTCGATGAACAGCACTCCAGGCTCAGCCCAATCCCAAGTGGACCTCATGATCTTATCCCATAGGTTACGGGCATCGATCTTGCCACGAGGTTCCCCGTTAAACTGTAGCTGGTATTCTGTACCTTTCTCCACTGCCTCCATAAATTCGTCGGTTACTGCAACGGAGATATTGAAAGCAGTTAGGTCAGTGGTGTTTTGCTTAGAGTTGATGAACTTCTCAATATCCGGGTGATCAACCCTGAGAACAGCCATCTGTGCTCCACGCCTATGACCTGCCGACGACACCGTCTTACAGCCAGCGTCATAAATACCCATGAAGGATACTGGTCCGCTGGCAATACTGTCTAGGGACTTGATCCTGTCCCCAAAAGGGCGGAGAGGGGAGAAGTCATAACCAACTCCCCCTCCCCTCCGCATAGTCTCGATGCTGTCTGCAAAGACATCGAGTATACTTTCGATACTATCGTCTAGCGTGTCCATAACGAAACAGTTATATGGTGTAGCTTGACGGGGTGATCCCATTGCGCTCTGAATACGCCCTCCTGGTAGGAAGCGTTGGTCTCTGAGAATCTCCCTGAGCTGTCTGAAGTGGTCAGGGTTGTCTTGCAAGGAGCTGGCAACTCGGTTAGCGTATTCTCCAAAGAGTTCTCCCTCACCACGATACTTCCATTGATGTATCCATTGGCCTATCTCAGTTTGTGGTCCGTACATTAGTCGTCCTTATTATTATTAGTTACAGGAGGTTCGCAATCAGGATACTTTTCTAACAGGTCCTCCACCTGTTCATTCATGATTGTCATCCAATAGTCTGGAGATGTCGGTGGTCTGTCATCAATAAAAGTTCCTTGTAATGTAGTGTCACGAATAATAGCAAGACATGCCATAGCGTGGGCCAAGTGATGCATACCACTATCTTTAGCGAACTCTTCCCCTTCCCACCAAGCCATGATATGACGCATTGCTGCATCGTAATAGATACTAGCTAAGACAGGCGACTTACGGTAATTATGTCTACCGTATTTCCTAGCCCCCTCCATGAGGGCTAGGGACATCTCCATCAACACTGGCGCTGGAACACAGGCCATAGATACCTTCTTAACCCCCAGTCTGTCCTTGGGGTTCGAAGTCTCCAGGTCCGGGTATAATTCCAACTGGTTCATTTAATAGCTTCTCCGTATCAAGTTGTTTGTTGTAAATTTTATCCAGACCTTGTATAATTGTCCGTTGCTGCTTAGCGATCAGTTGCAGCATAGACGTCATTGCTGCTGCTTGATCTTCAGTCATCTTTCACCTGCTGAAAATCTGACCAGTTGCCTTCACTGAAACCACACGACAGCAAATCGTCCTTGACAAACATCAACTGGCCTTCATGTAGAGTAGCAATGTGGGCTTCAACAGTTACCACACCATTAGATGTGATCACATTGAACTTACGTAAAGGAAGCTGAGGGGGTTGATGATCAGAGAAATTAATTACATTATCGTCAGGCATACTTACTCCTAATTGTATCTAAGCTGATCTGTCGTAGATCATATGAACCATCACGGACGTTGTCTTTAACAACTACACCACGCCACCACATATCATTAGCTAAGCCTGCATAGTCCGAGTCGTAGTCTTGGTAAACCCCGACCACACATCCGCTGCATTCGTTGACGGTGTTTCCTCGATGGTAATAAGCAAAGGTATGAATGTGCCCTTGAGTGCAGGATGTTCCATACTTGACCACAAGCTGATAAGCTGGGTTGACCCCTCCAATTGGCCTGCCCATGACTCCCGAAGGGAAGTAGTGAGCATATGAAATGCCATCAACTTCAATAACTCCAGGCGTTGAGCCTTCGTACTCCACATATTCCCACCCAAATTTGCGGTACAGGAGATCGTCAGGTGAGATAACCCCTTCAAGTTGAACCGCGTTCGTAGAGATAGCTCGTTTGATACGGTGTTCGTGGTTACCTTCCAGTATAATGAATCTCGGAAGCTTTCGTTTAGCACGTCTGATCGGCTTGAAAAAACGTTGTTGAGCATCGACCGAAGCTTCGACATCATCCGCATATCGCCTCTCTTCATACCCCTTTGAACCTTTGTCGTAAGTACAGAGGCTGGGCATGTCTGCCCAGTCCCCTATACAGATAACGACATCAGGTTTTTCATCCGCCACTAGCTCCCCCAGCCATTCGAACCTATCGTTATGAAAATCTGGGTGAGCATGGGCGTCAGGAATAACTAGATGTTTTGTCATACAATTCCTTAATGCATTACAGGGACGTCTTCCCTTTTGATATAGAACTTCGAGGTGTCATAGTCGAGACCTCTTTCATTAAGTTCGTCAAGGAACAAGGTGAATACCAGTGCCCTATCTTCTCGGTCAACGTTACCAAAGAGGGAGATCAAAAGGACCATGCCCTCCTCAGTCACACTACCTTCGCCATCAGAGTTGTGCTCAAACACTTGAGCCATCTCCCAGGCAGCGAACTTAAAAGGATTATTTTTCTTCCAGTTCTCTCCGTGAGCCATTCCTTTCCTTTCTTTCGTCGGCTGTCTTCTCGTCGTGACAATCAGGACAGAGAAGTTGTAGCCCATCCTTTTCACAAAACATTCTTTGGATTGTATCATCCCAGGAGGAGAACCCTTCTGGGGGTATCACTGGATCAATGTGATCGACAGCGACTTGGCGTCGTTTCTTATTGCCCTTCTTTGGTGCCATAGAGGCAGGGGTTTCATGTGGCTTACGATTATAGCCAGCACACATATAAACCCCTCGCTTGATGCGTGCCTCTTTCTTCACTTCAAACTTAGGACCCCATCTATTAGAGGCTGACCTTAAGGCTCCCTTTATGAAGGAACGGAATCTCGCCTCCGTCCATTGTCCGCTGTTCCTTGTCTTTGGATTCTTGTTCGTCAATAAACTTTTCCAATTTTTCAGGGTCGAAGGATATGGCGTAGTTGATATCCCCGGTTAATGGATGCTCTACTGTCAACGTTCTGAATGTCACACCTGTGATCGGTTCATGTGTGCCCCATACATATTTGACGATACCATAGTTCATCATATATGCTACGTTAACTGTACACTCAGTAGCAAATACAGCATCGGGTCTGTCATCCCTCTCCATAAATCTAACCAATTGATCTAGGTCAAACTTATCATCACAGTAGATGTGAACTGGAGCGTACTCAGTCACTTGTTCTGGGATAATCTTTTTGACATACCAGTCAGTGACAAGTAGTAGCATAAAAAACAGGACAGATAGTTTGAGTACATTCAATAGTTTACTCATAGACACCCATCTTCCAGGCTACAGCATGACCTTCATCGTTAAACCTACGACACAGCCAACAGAGAGTAGCCTGCTCTGTCAACAAAGGCTCCCAATCGTCGGGATGTTTCTCCTTGTACATATCAATGAGCTTGTCTTCCACTACCTCCGGGTTCTCTAACTCCTCAAGTGCCTCATAGGCTCCTTTAGGACCACACCCATACAGTCCGGGGATGTTGTCCACAGGGTCACCAGTGAGAACCTGAGAGGCAAAGAATTTATACCCAGTACCTACGATCTTGTTGCTAATATAGTCAATCCATCCGAACTTATCTATATTAACAGGTCCGAACTCGGCTTGACGACCTAGCTCCCAGCTATAGAATAGACCTGGGACTTGCCGTAAGTCTTTATCACGAGAACAGATGACAGTTTCGTCTTCTGAACTGAGGTGTTCGATAGCCATAGCATCGTCCGCCTCAATCTCTGTGATCACCTCGGCATTCAGGATATCCTTCATGTACATCGACAGATTGTCGTGGTGCCACGGCTTCTTCTCGGGTCGTGTGCCTTTGTAGGGTTTAGTGAAAGCAATCTCGTCTCTAAATGTTTTCCCTTCTGTTAGAAAGACTGTTGCGAAAGAGCTTTTAGTTGCTCCACGAATAAATCCTATACGTTGGTTCAGCATGTCTCGTACGTAATCGAAAGGAGGGAGGGCCTCCGGGTCCTCCGTGATAGCCCTCCAACCTGTCTCCGCACCGAAACCTACTTCATAACGAAGGATATCTCCATCGATCAAAGCTCTCATTAGTAGGGGTTCTCGTCTTCGTCCTCTGACTTATTAGGAGCTGGCTCTTCCCCCTTATTGGGGGAGTTTTCAAGTAAACGTTGTAGCTCGCTACCCTCAAACTCCAGATTGGAAGTGATAATCTTCTTCATGAAGTCTGGAAGAGAGTCGAAAACTTCCATATCAGGTTCATCCAACAAGAATGTCTTAGCCCCATTCACCATCTCAGGGTACCGTTCAGCATCCTTAGCTCGCATAACACTGGTGCTTTCAACATTGTTGTACACCTTACCAGCGTTAGCCCCTTTACCAGGGTTCTGAACAATAGATACATTGACAGGCATACCGAGTAGAGCAAACCAATCACTGTCATGGTTCACCTCTGGGTCAATAGCCAAGTACCTCTTAGTAGAGATAGCACGGTCAGAGTTCAGTGGATATAATTTGAACCGTTCGGACACAACACGAGGCTTCTCCTCGTCATCGTTTCCGTCCTCATCCTTAAGGAACTCATCACACAGTTCATAGGTGACATTGATTTCATAGGCGGGAGGTTTCTCCTCACCCATATAGGGACGCTGTTCTTGCAGCCCTAGATCAAGCACCTGAAGTAGACGAGCAGGGTAGGTTCCTGCCTCCAACGGTTCAATAGGAGGACCACCTGTCGCATTCTTCGAGTCGTTAGCTTTTAATGATGGCATATAATATCCTTTACTGGTTGTACTTACCTCTGCCTCTCAATGGTACACCCATCTCAAGCAGAGTTCGTCTGATCAAACTGTACTCACTGTTGAGGGCACTGGCTATCTCTCGGATAGACCAGCCCTCAAGGTACATAATACTCAGTGCTCTACGATTTACTTCGTCTAGCTCTGGGTATATTCTAGGTCTTCCTCTTTTTGCCATTACATACCTCGTGAATGGTGGCTCCCCCAGGACTCGAACCTGGAACCTCTCGCTAATCAGGCAAGTGCTCTTCGCAATTGAGCTAGAGAGCCAAAAAGAATGGGGCTTTTAGTTTATGTCAGTGGAGCTAACCCCTGTCCTCCACTCAGCCTATCTCGCTAGGCTACGTTCTCATAATTTTGTCAAGTTCTTCTAGAAAATAGCGACTCTCATACTCCTCCCCTAGGTCGAAAATAAATGTCCCCATCTCTTCTATCAAATCTGTTAGGGCATCAATCTTATCATTCTGTCTACGTTCAATAGGATGTTCACTCACCTCTTAGACTCCTATATCTATCATAGATTGCGTTACCAATAACATCGTAATAGTTATCGGTTAATAGATCAGGTTGTTCCATAATCTGATCAAGCAGTTCACCCTCAGTCATCTGGCTGATGGCTACCCTCCATGCTTGGTCAGGTGTTAAGTTTCTAGTGGCACTCATACCAACTCATCCCTTGGTTACCTGTCCCTTCATGGGGACAGTCAATGTTTAAGAACTCCCCAGCCCAAGCAATCGCTTTCTCTGCCAGCGCCTGGAGTTCATCGGCAAGCCCGGGCCTACATTCCATTTGGAATTCATCGTGGTACCAGCAGAGCATGGCCCAGTCTTTGTGAAGAACCCATCCTTTTTGCTCAGCCCATTTATGTACCATGACGTAGGCGATAGCCATCTGAATAGCTTCATCGGACTGGAGAACATAGCAGAGAACAGCGTGCTCAGATTCCACGAGGACTGGTCTGCCGTCGATACCCGTAATGTATCCGTTTCGGTAAACCATTTGGCCCCTCGAAGGATCATAATATCTTTGGGCCGTACCTCTCCATTCATCTGTAAGCTCATCAATAAGTCGCCGTAATCCGGGTAGGTTGCTGAGCATGTTGTCGATAAGACGTTGACCTTCTTCCTTTGTTCCATTTATTATCTTCCCAATCTTGGGGGCCTGCGCCCCAAATATAAATCCGTAGAAGAAGCTCTTGGCATCAACCCTTGTCTTAGCACCGGACAGTCTTTGATTGACTGAGTGGAGGTCGGTCCCGTCAGCCGAGTTACCGTGTAGAACTGCATTGGTAAACGTCTCATCCTGCATCCTCGCTGCTAGTTGTCTCATCTGGTTCCCGGCGGAGTCTACCCCAACCATAACCATACCTGGACTTGCAACGAACACCTTTCTCATCCACGAGGAGAAGAAGGACTGCCTTTCCACACTCGGGACATTCACTATCAGCTTGTGCCTCAGTCTGGCGGTGGAAGCAATGCCCGCAACAGATGCATGAATACGTCCATCCACGACTGCGTCTTTCCATCCCCTCATTGTCCCAAGTCTTTGCTTGCACTGAACCCTCCTAGTTATGAGCTTGCCCAGGCTACCCTGGATACCGTGAAAAGGATCGTCCTTGTCTAGCTTAGCACTGGTTCTTTTGCCGTTATTGTAGTTCCATTGCATAGGCTCCCAGCCTAGCTCAAGCAGAAACTCTTTGACTTCCTTGTTCTTGTCTAGGTCTATACGCCTAAAGCTGACACGACTAAACGGGCCACCAACGTAACCGTTAGGGATATCCCAAGTGCTGCTATCGCTAATATAATTGGCAGCAGCCACGGAGAGTTCTCCATTTTTCTTAAAAGGTTTCTTAAGGTATCCATACTCACCGTCCTTCTTAGCTTCTTTGATCTCAACTACAATAGGAAGGTACGACTGTAGTGCTGCACTTATCTTATCCATCCACCGTTGCAGCATATATAAACTGTAGTCCAGAAGCTTTTCGTCTACCGTCCACCCGTATTCCTCCTGTAGCTGGAGGTAATGGTGTACCTTGTGATTAAGCTTGTGAGCATCAGCCCACCCTTCCCCACGTCCCTCTTCAATCAGAGCATGGTAGATGTCGTACTGGATTTCAACGTCCTCACGACAACGCTTCTGCATATGTGGTGACCATTCATCCCATATCTCGTTCTCTACCTTGGGGTGTCCAAGTCTGACGCCCCAACTTTCCACGCTATGGGGTCCTGCTGTACTGCCCTTAGGGCTGATGCGTTTAGGACGCTGTAAGCGAGACATAAGTAGGGTATCAACCTTCGTCCCTTTGAAATCCCAGCCGAACACTTTGCGAAGAACCGGGAAGTCGAAGAAAATGGAGTTGTGCCCAATAAGAACATCGAAGGTATCAAGATAATCACAAAGCTGATGAACATTTTCAGGAGTAAACTCTCTGGCACTTCCATCTGCATGATCTTTCACCACTGCGCAGTGAACCTTCGATACCTCGGGTAGCAACCCATCGGTTTCAATATCAAAGGTTCCTACTCTCATTTATATTTCTCTTTAAATCTCAAGATAACTTTAGACACTGCATCCTTAACAAGACCAACTGTATCGCCAGCCTCTTTGTGTGTCATACCATGAACCAAGACAAGCTCTAGCACCTGTCTATGTACAGGGTTTTTAACAGATATAATATCCTCTAGAACTTCCTTAGCTAAGTCTGTAGTGTCAGTAAACGGCTCAACACATAGCTGGTTGAAGGCTTCTGGGTCATAGATAGATACGTTATGACCACGATCCTTCAGCTTGTCCATAACCATCTGTTGCTTTTGTGTCCACATGATCCTGTTCATCCAAGGATCAAAGTTTTCGCATGACTGCCAGTGTTCACAAGCTTTTAGGTATGCATTATGAAGGACGTCTTCTTTGTCTTGGTAATTCAAGACACCGTCGTCCCCCTCCCCTAGTTCCTTACGCTTTAAACGATAGTGTTTATCAAGCTTATCTCGAAACCAATCTGGGATAGGAACAACAGGTTCAGATGTGTCTTCCTGTTTCTGTAGTTTTTCAATACGTGCTCTGTTCTCACTGGCTTTCATTCATTAACACCTCCGCCTCTGTTTCTATCCAAACCCTAGCCCCACACTTCAGAGGTTTGTGTGGGCTATGGCAGACTTTGCTTGGACCTAGGATTTCTACCTCGTGGCAGTAGTCGTTAGACTTATATGTTTTCACAGTGATAGGTGGATTGTTGGTACCATTCTTTCTGTTTTGTGCTATCACCTGTTTGTTAATATGAATTATCTTTTTCATGACAACATCTTTGTTATTTTGAAATTCTGTTTATTAGACCAACGTTTTAAATTACGCCAAGGTTGTCCAATAAATTTCTTGAACAAGGGGGCAGTCTCGGTAATAACTCCTTCATGGACTACAACCCCCACTACAAAATTAGGGCCCTCCACTCTGTACATCATGGCACCCCCATCCTGATACACGACACAGATACTCAACGTCTTCACGTCTCATCAACTGTGCTTGCATCCACATAGTTTTATCGTGATCTGTCCAGATACAGATGTTGTCATCATCGAATTCAATTTCGGAGACGAAGTCATCGGCATTGATTTTAATCCTTGACCCCATCGAGTATCTCCTTTATTCGTTCTTTCATATCGTTGTCAACTTCCCAGTCTTTCAGAACAAGCTTCTGCAACTGGGACCTCATAGCGACACACCTCTTAGTGAGGTATTGGATGTCTTTCTGCCTAGCCTTTAGGTCTTCAGACAGGATGTGCATCTCTGCTTCTTGTGTCTCTATGATCTCTGCCATCTCGTCATGTCTGTTGCACGCCATCTCCATGAACCTTTCTGTACTCTTCCCACTGTTCTTCAGGATCAGCTTTCCAAGGAGGACCTGTTCTAACTATGCCGTTGCAATAACATCCGGCATCCTTCTGACCTCTCAATAGACAAGGTCGTTCGCAATCCTGGGATATCATCATCTCACCTCCATTTCATTGAACAGTCCAGTCTTGTAGTCCCAGTACAATGGGATGGTGCCACTAGAACCGAACTCTCTGTCTTCCAGGACAATGAGCTTGCGTAAGTTCTTTCGCTCAAGCTCAAGCTCTGGGTCTTTGTTTCCTTCCATGCCAAACATGTAGTTACAAGACCTCATCATGGCACGGCTACCTGCAAACTGGGAGGAGAGCACCTTACCGCCGCGTTCATGCGGGACGCCATCGGGTGCTTTAAGATGGCAGAAGATGAACACCATAAGCTGATGGTCTAGTGCCATCGAGGACAGCTCTTGGGCTACCTCTTGAAGCTTGGTGTTGGCATGAGCGGCATCGACCCCGTTGGTAAGGTTGGTGATAGGGTCGATGAATATCGCCTTACAGCCTTGCGCTGAGGCGTTGAGAATATCTGATCGTAAACTATCCCACCCCATGTGTTGGTATAGATTGAGGAGGGCAAGCTTACCTCTAAGTTTCTCCGTGGCTTCGTCATAAGCCTCGTAATCAAACTCAACATTTGGATCATGAAATATTTTCCCGACTACCTTGGACGCTACCATCTTAATTGTTTTCTTATTAACTTCCTCAGGCTTAGCGAGGAACACCTTCATGTCGTGCTTAGTGATAAGATGGGCAGCCAAGCTGTTCACCAGCTCTGACTTACCCATCTTCACTCCGGCTCCGAAGTAGTATGTTTCACCGAAGCGCAAGCCCCTTGTTAGTTCTGTCATGGCTGGCCACGGCCAAGACAGTCCAAACTTTGGTGTCTCTCTTGCGGCTTCAAATAACTCATCACCCCATACGATGCTGGTGTTCTTAGGTGTGGAAGCTTTGAACAGTGCAGCATCGGCCAGTGCCTTGGTCTTACCAGCCAAGATACAAGCGTTCGCATCCTTTTCTGGAAGCTGGACCGTCATAGCTGTAGGCAACACAGCCATGCTATCTTTGATCGCTTGTTGACCGGCTTCGTCTTGGTCATACACCAGTATGACCTTCTCAAAAGACTTAGTTATCTTCTCCAGATTATCAGAGAGGAACTTACCTGCGCTACTAGCTCCGTGAGGTAAGCTGATTACAGCGGGGTCATAAGACTCCCACTTGCTACCCATAGACCTCTTCTTCAGCGCCTGAAACAGGGCCAGAGTATCCGGCTCTCCTTCAGTGATGAACAAGCTCTTAGCACCAGTAGCAAGAGCTTGGTTCCAGCCGAAGGCGTCAACGCCCTTCAGTTCCCCTACTGACCACACTTTCTTGGGGTCAAGTAGCTTCACTCTATAGCCAGAGAACTTGGAGTCTTTTGTGTAAGGGAAATACATAAACGCTGGTGTTGCTCCATCGGCCTCAGACAGACCAACCTTAACATTGAAATGAGATAGTGTTTCCCTATCCAACCCCCTAGTATTTACAGATACAGTGGGACAGGATTCAATTAGATCAAGCTCTTCCTGTATCTCTTCAGGTGAGCGTTTGATCTTAACTTTCTTAGGAGGATTGTCTCCATATGGGTTGCTTTCATACTCACCACAAGCCCAACAGAAACCATTGAAACCTCCTTCATCATCCTTGTATGTAGCCAACCCATCTGTTGATCCACATTTCTTATGTCCTATGTGTTCTATATATCCCATATAAATCCTGAGTGATTGGTACTGTATAAATAGTTCCTATATATATAGACCAAATTTAGAGGTAAAAACTGACAAAATAAATATTAATTTTTTTTGTCCCAGAAAATTTTTAAAGATTTTTATTCTATACCTCCTATCATCCCTAAATATTTTTCGAGAGTAGTTCCTTCCAATCCGGGTGCAGTGTTAACTTCGAGAACGTATCCTCTCTCTCGTCTCTCGTTCCAGATGATATCGACCGCTCCAAAATCAAGACCAAGTACGCAACAAGAGTTTCTTGCAAGTTCATGAAGTCTCTCGGCATATGGGGATTCGTTAACGCCCTCTCTGGCAAAGATAAATCCATTATCATGGTTCCGTACTCGCCAGTTAACCTGCTCGTCAGGCGTATCAGCTCGTCTTGCTTTGCGCTGGATGTCGAAGCAGTCTCCTTTGTACACATGTACCCTGTACTCCTCTTTCTTTTTGATATACTCAACATACAGCGGGGCATGTACTAGTTCGTCTTCTTTCTCCGCTATAACTATGCCTCTACCACTGTTGGCACGCAACATTGTACGACACACTACTATCTTTCCATCTGACACCCACTCAGAAGCCTCTTGGAGGCCCGTACAGAAGGCTGGAGTGAGGTCCTGCCCCTCCATAGCCTTAAAGAACTGAAGCTTGTCAGCGGCCCTTAAAACGGCTTCAGGGGGGTTTATAACTTTACACTTCGTAACCTGTTCAGGCAGCTCAGTTGCCCCCCAATTAATTACTGTTTTGTTTGGTCCTCCTCTAAACCTTGAGCCTTTATGTTTTATTCTCTTAGCCCCTATGCTTTTAGCTAGAGCCTTGCCTCCTTTACTTCCTGGTTTATATGGGTATATCAGCATATATTATCGTCCTGGCCTCGGTACAGGTAAAGGTGCATCTCCTAAGTTAACATTAAAGTCGCCACCGAACTCTATATCCCCACCATATTCCTCCCTTATTTCATTGGCAATCCAGTTAATAGCTAAGTTATCGACAGGTTCTACATGTTGGCGACCGTGTCCGTTGTCCAAGACAATTCTGCCACCACCAAACCGATTAACCTGAGGTCGTTTCTTCTTTCTGTCCTCTTTATTATCTTTCAAACTGTCTGCTAGAGGGATGTTAACAAGGAATTGAGCCCTACGAGCACCGTCCATGATGAGATGTGCGTTCTTATTATTGACAAACACCTTAACCATGTCCCCAAGCACATCTTTGGCGAAAGCAAGCCCACCTCTCATTGACACAGCTTGGATGTAATCGTGCTCATTGCTATTGTCTTTGGCATAGTCGAAAATTCTCATTAAGGCATCAGCCCAAACATCAATCTCCATGAGATTGTCAGGCGTTCTCATCTGCCTGAATTCCAAAGACCCATACTTAGCCAGAGCAGCTAGGTTCAAGGCTCCATACCTGTAATGATCGTTACATACCGCATATATGTCTCCCTCTTTCTTACAGGCTGCCAACATAGACAATAGATGGGAAGCGTCCTTCATTCTGAGACAGAATAAATTTCCCTCCCTATCATCACCGCACCAGTTGGTCAGTACGTCTTCAAATACAGCGTACAAACTGATGAACCGAAACAATTGTTCGAAGTCCAGTGTTTGACAGTTGACATGAATATGGACACCGCATCTATCTGACGGTCTCAGCACGGCTTTCTGAGCTTTCATAGTTTCAATCAGATATTTGATTCGGGACACAACCCTGTTCCTGTTGACAGGGGATTTCAGTACCCACTCAATCGACTCCCCTCTTAATGAACCATCCCCCTCGCATTTCCAATAGTTCATATCGTAGTTTACGAGGTTCCGCCCTTCCATTTCGATCTCAATCCCGACCTCTTTATTCTTATCAAGTTTGCCGGTTCCGAAATAGCCTGATACATTCATGCCGTCTTCCTTTCTTTAACAAGCTCATCCAGAAACTCGTATCTTTTGTCCAAATGGATGTCGCCATTATCCATACTAACACTTCCCACTGGTTCCCACTTAATTATAGGAGTGTGCAACTGACCAATATTGTTAACAGAGAATTCTTTACACCAAGCCCTAGATGTTGGTGAGAACTTGGACTCGCTACTAAGGTCATCCAGACATTGTTGAAATGAAGGAAATTCCCCCATAATGGAGTCCCTGAGTGGCTTACTTGGGATGATATTATAGTCATCACCACCAAAGTTTGGCCCAAGTGAGTTGCAATTCTCATCAGCATGATAAGACCAAGAGACATTGCAACTAGATAGGCCAACTTTCCACCCCCTAATAGGACGTCGATAGCACGCAATGACTATACCTGGGATACCAATCTTAGTGTAGTTAAAGAAACCCAGCTCCATAGGTGTGTAATCTACGTCCTTGCTAGTGGTTGGGACAGTTACGGGTTCCCCATCAACACTTCTATCCCCACGGATAAAGAAGCGGTTGAAGTCCTCATCGAAGACCCTTCTAACGAACAAAGGTTCGCCCTTATACCTGATCAGGCTATTGTTGAGGTAGGATTCCGCCTGATCAAAGTCGAAAAACTCTTTACTTTGCATCCTCTACCAGCCTTTTAAGGGGTTTAATTTTGCCACAATAAACTTTGGCACGTTCTGTATCTGAGTTATCTATCAGATTACGATAATCTTCTCCATACTTATGGATAGCTTGATAGTTTTCATTGACCAGCTTATTCACGGCCATTGTGGCACCACGATAAACAAACCTTTTCAGTTTGTCATCCTTGAGCCAGAAGTTCGATAGGGTTCGATACTCCATTCCATATGGCTTGGGCCTGAACGCTCCAGCCATTCCGTACAGTGACCGACGAGTCTTGTCCTCATCGAGCAATACGGATGGCACTCCCAAGTAGAAGTCAAGTTGTTTGGCGAGGTCGGCACAGCATTCGACATGGTGTCTATCGGAAACATCTTGTCCTTCAGTCCATCCGATATGAACATGCCCCCCGGCAGCCCGTAATGGGCTTGCTTCAGGGGACTTGTTTGACTGCATTGTGTAAGCGTTGTAGTCTGGGTCACACCCAAGCTCCTTAGTCTCGTCCGGCTGATCTTCGTAATATTTCGTGTCGAACTCAACGTGAGGATTGATATTAAACTCAACGTCATTAGGAATCATATCCCTGAGTTGAGCCATAACACTGTCAATATTGTGGACAAACTGATCCTCGCTCTCAGCCGGATCAATATTGAACTCAACAGCAAGTCCATCACGTTGAACAGCCCCATCCTTAACCTTGTGTGGGTCCCGCTTGTCCCCAGGCACAAGTCCGTAAGCGGATACGTCTTTACCCCCTTTCTTTAAGAAGAATTCAGGGTCTGCTCCGATCAAAACATCCATTATTCCTATCTCTCTCTAGTTTTTAAATACAAAGTCCACGTTGTAGCCCTCGTCTTCGCAGTACGATACACAGCTTGGGCAGACAGCTATTTTCTTGTCTATGATGACACTCTCATCGTACTGGCCTTCCAAAGTTTCTCCACATCCAGGACAACATGTGTATTGCTGATTGAACTCCTCCTCCGTTAGAGAGTGTTTCTGGTACTGACGGAGAATGTGTAATTTTTCTTTGGGAGGGATGTCCTGGCCCAACAAGAGGTTTCCCTCTTCCCCATCCTCCTGTTTTTCATAGACAAGAGTTTTTGGATTGAGAACTAGTGTAGTTTCTCCGACCTGTATGGAGGGTTTAGAGGTCCCATCGGAATGTCCATCGCCCTCGCTGCGAACTCCCTCAGATTGTTTATCGCTCTGTCCACTTCGTTTTGGCTTGGACTTCCCATATCCGTACGTTTCGTACCACAATTGGTCTTCGTACCAGTCTTCAGCCGAGGAACAAACGTCCGAACGTTTGGACTGAAGAGACCTCCCGAGGCTTGAAGACTTCAGCCTCTTATTTTCGAAGGTTACTTTCGAATCCTTCTTGTTCCAAGAGAAAGAATACAGCTCGTCTTCCAAAGGTTGAAAGCATGAGTTTACATCAATTTCGACATTGCGTCGAGCACATGCTGCCTTCAACATCCACGGCTCTGAAGACCAGAACAGAGACTTGTTGTCCTTAGTTGGACAGAACCAAAGAGGTCGCTCATCGTTGCGTATGGCGTTGAGAGTTTTCTTTCGGCTATCCCACCACACCAATGCAGCGGCACCAAACAGTTCAGACCAAGTGTCTTGGGGGTCTTCATTCTGTTGTAACGAATAGGCAATGCCCTCGCTGTCTGTCTCAAATTTCTGCCTGTAGTCGATAGGCCATTGCAAGGTTCCATTGTGCATCAAAGTGATGTGGCCATGCTGAAAAGGATGAGCATTTCGATTGTTAACAGCGCCGGTGGTAGCCCACCTATTGTGCCCCATCAACAAGAAATTGCTGTACGTTCGCCGATCAACGTTTTCAATATAGCGTTCGCTATACATAAGATCGGGGGGAAGTACAGCCTTCTTAGTCATAAATACTCTGTCTTGACTAACAGCAACCACGCCTGTTGAATGAGGACCACGAATAACATCCATATTCAACATGTCTTCGAATGCGTCTTGATGCTTCTGGGAGGGGTCCCCCATAAAGCCAACTAGGCCGCACATGTATTCTCTCCTTTAGTTACTTTCAAAAGATTGTCTACGTGCCTGAAAAACGACTCTGTGCACTCCGGGAACCCAAAGTATTCTGGATGGGGTTGGAAACACAGGCACTTTTGTTTCTTGTAAAGTACGATTTCAACATCAGCACCAAGCTGCTTTGCAGGAGCAGTGTAATGAGTTTGTATACTATTCGGTCGTGCGGATGTTTCGAACGTCGAAGCCTCATTAGCAGTGCCAAGAACTTCCCCTCCTTCCCCAGGTCGCATCATTTGGTGATGAGTAGAGCTAACCCATACACTCTTTCCGGTCAACTTGTCTTCCATTGGATGACCGCTATATATGGCATGACAATTAACGTCTTGCCACAGTTTACCACCACACATAACATTGAGAAACTGCCCACCACGGCAAATCCCAACCATTGGGATATTGTATGTTAACCCAATGTTGAAGATAAGACGTTCTCGAATGTCCCTCATTTCATTGTTGCAAGTTGACGGATGATTGTACTCCCCATAAAACGACGGGGTGACATCTTCACCGCCAGTGAACTGAATGATGTCAGCCGACATGGAACAATCAACGATTGTATAGTCCTTGAGACGATACATATCAGCATACTCCTGGTCAGCACCAGGGTAGCTCTCCACAATAAAAACCTTCATTATGCTGCCTCCAGCCCTTGTATATCAAGAAAAGTCTTAACCACTGTCTGTTTCCCTTTCTTCCCATTGAATTCTGGATCAGATATAATATCTCTCCCAAAATTATCCTTTTTCTTCTTACCCATCGGGTACTCTTTAGGTTGGAACCCGTCAGAGTATCTGTCGTAACTGTAGTTCATCTTACCGGGGTTTTCGGGTTTAAACTCAAACACCTTTTCCAACCCATAATATTCAAAGGATTTGTAAGCCGGGGGGAGTTTACCTTCCTCTGCCATCCTGCCGCTAATTATATTCTGTATATGATCCTTTGTGAACCTTCCGCTAATCACAGCCCTGTGTTCATTATACGAAGAACACGGGGTAACACCGTTAATCCCTTCTTCAGGGGAGCCATTATTCTTGAAAAAATGCATCATGACATATAAAAGATTGTCTGTCATACCGTCACAATCTTTCAAGAAAGCCCAAGCCCTGGGGGTATACCTATATTCGCTCAAATATCTCACACAGCAATTAGCGTGATGTATCATTTGGGGGGAGTGCTTTGTGTTGACGATTACACCATATTTCCACATATGGTCTGCATCTGGATTCTCGAAGACATCAGAGAGCCAAGAATCGTGTATGAGCCAATTCAAATAATCTCTCTCATAGTCAACAATTTCATTCCCGTAATTAGCTCTGCGCCAGGAAAACGCATCAGATACGAGGTATTTTACACCTGTTATTCCATCAATAAGGGCAGCCCAACAAGCTTGGTCAAAATATTCGATAACCTTACCATCATAGTCGATTAGAGCAAAGCTAATATCCTCATCATATCCACATGAGAGCTTCATAATTTCTAAACCAACCTTCTCGGCCCCTTTCATGTCAGGTGTCACCACCTTCTCATTATATGAGCCATAACAGCTGTTACCAACAATATCATGAATACGACTATGGCTCATAATTTCGACGTCTGAGGGAATATCCCCGGTCTTAGCTTTCTTTTTCATCGAGTTTCTCATTCGCGTTAGTGATAATCGCAAGGCTCTCGCCATCTTCCAGTCTGTTATACTCTGCTGATACATACTCAGCCCCGTTATTCGTATTCCTCACCATCCAGCGAGCGACCTCCTTATGGGGGCCTCTCGCTGTTGTGATGATGTAGTCCTTAGTCTTGTCAGTCGTTACGGACAGCATTGAAGTCTCTCCAATTGCCATTGGGAACTACATCAAAGTCCTGATCTCCATTCCAGACATAGACCCAAGCACTAAGGTTGTTGGGGCGTGCTAGATACCGATATTCGCGACGATAGAAACTTTCATCGTGGCGCTCGGGGTCATAGCCCTCATACGGGTCGAACTGGTCGATAATGTCGGTATCGACAATCTCGTACAATTCCCCATGAGTGATGTAGCACTCCCCTTCGGCATTTTCCACAAACCCTGGGAAAGAGCCGATATTTAAAATCTTTCCATGAAGCAAGCAATCGCGCTTATACTTCAATTGTTCGCCTTTATAGCCCATTAGAGTGCCGTAAAGAACAATAAGCTGGCCTTTACACAGCTCAGGACGCGCAGGAATCCGCCAATTTGTGGCTTCTTCCGCTTGACGCTGAATAAAATCTTCAGCCATTGCAAACCCTGTCATATTACAATTTCTCCATGACTTGGTGGGCGATATATAGTTCTGGGTAGACGATACCGATCCAGGACCATAAGTCCTTTAGATACAAAAATGTCGGGACAAACGATATAAGCCCGATAATTGCGCTTGGTATAGCGATAAATGCAGCCTTCACTTCCCGATCATCTTGCTGAATTGAACTTTCCCCTTCAACCGGAGTTCCGCCCATTTTTACACCCTTGAGGAAGAATCTCAGACAGATAAGAAAAATCATCAGTGCGACTAATCCTGCGAAGATTTCGGATGCAGCCTGAACCCTAGCTACATTCAAGGCCAAGTCCCAAGCGACCTGACCATGTTCAGTGGCCAGAGATTCCAGCTTACTTGAAAGCTTTGCCACGCCCTCGCTCACATCCCCGACAGCTTTAGCCAAAGCCTCATCAAGGGTGGATTGTTGCAGGTCTTCAGATGCAGCGGCAGGATTGCAAGCTGCAACCCCGGCAAATAGACCAACAAGGGCCAACATCATAAGTAGTTTTCGCACGTTAATACTCCTTCAAGGTGTTTCGAAAATCAGCTACACCGTCACCTAAATGATGTTTTGGTATATAGGGATTTTGAGTGTTATTTATATCCCTGATTTCAATAGGTACAAAGGAAACTCTAACAAATATTCTATCTTTAGCCAATTGTGGCCAAATATCAGGAGTTCTATGCAATATATACGGGTCTATACAATATAGCATCTGTGGGGAACTATCCCAAAAATCTGTAATCCTATTGGACAGGAATTTATGAATGTTGTGTTCCATTGGATCGAAATCTGTCGGGAAGTCACCTCTGACACTCGCAAATTGTGTGGGATATTTATTGCACCATATATAATTTTGCCCAGGAAGATGGTTAAACCTCATAGAAAATCCATCAACGTGCCAATCAGTAGTGTCTTTCCATCCAACTCCGTGCCTTATTGTCAAATAGACAAATGGATGGCTGACACCAATGAAATGCTTTTGGCTGTCATAAGCCATCCTGATCAATGGCTTACACCAATTAAACTCGCTTGGCAATAAAATTGCCCCATCATATTCTTGGATGGGCATCCTGAGAATACTCTTACGAAAATGGGGTGGATCAAGAATAAGTCTGCTGATTGGGGCTACATAATTGCTTTGGCTGTAGTTGTCCAGAGACAATATTTTCTTGGCCCTGTCCTGTATCAGCATATTTACCTCCAAAAAAAGCAACCTCAGCCGGGGTTCCCAACCCGGTCCTCGCTATCAGCTCAATAGCTACCTTGATAAAAGGACAACGTCATCGGCAATACGCCTCATGTACGCCCTAATACCACCGAGTGTTAATAGCCCAACATGCTAGCTAGCGGGCGCACTCCTGAGATATTCGGGAATTGGTTGGGAGGAATGGACCTACAGCCGTAACCGTAGCGCCTAGGCTGCCCATTCCTCCCTTTTGCGCGGTTCCGCCTTCCGAGTTCGAGCCGAGGCTCTCTGCTGCTTCCTCACGACCACAAGACTGTTGTCGCTACCTACCGCTGCAAAACTTATTTCTATTTAGGCGAGTATTTGTCAGATAGGAGTTCAATGACCTTTTCGTCTTCGATTATGAATAGATCATCTTCATCAATCCATTCATCGTCGCCAACGCAATAAAGACCGCCATCGTACTCATATAACTCGACAACTTCCCCCATATCAGCTATATCGGGGTATTTATCAGACTTTACGACAGCGTACATTGTAACCTCCTAGAACTTCGCTACAGTGTATGCTTCAAACACTTTAACATCTGTGGCAATGTCCAACTCACTGATTTCTTTTGCTTTTGCAATAGCCTCGAACTCAGTGTCAAACACATTGATGATGTCGTAGTGAGGCTCTTCAACCTTAACTTGGACGAAATACTGCATCCTTCACCTCTACTTTAAGAGAAAACCCCTTTCCCATGCGTCCATGGGTGCTAACCTGTTTATTCAGGTGCCAGTTTGAGCATGACCCAATCAAATGGGAAGACAGAGGCTTGTGGACAATTGCAAATAAGACAGCACCAAGGGCAGCACTGAGTGGGAGGGAGTGCTGGTGAAGGTTAAGCCCTTGATGCTGACTTATTTGCAAATAAAACTAGGGCTGTAGGCTTTTCATGTACTCTTGTGATGAGATCGTTTCCAAACTCACCCGCTTGATGTTGGCACACGCTGACACTTCCTACATTTAAGGCTGATTGTGCTCATTCCAGCACACCCTCTAGTGTAGTTAAGATAGGCCACCGCAGCCGCTAGCTAGACGGTCGAGGCGATGACCTACCGTAATCACACTATAACAACTACTCAATATCTATCTAATTTTAGCTAAGGATCGGATTATCGCATGATACACCTCCCCTTGCCGATATCAACTACCTATCAGCAAGTGTAGGCTGTTGGAGAGTGGACCAAAATGTTTAGGCTGCGTTCTTGTGCAGCATGTCGCTGAAGTCGCCAATCTTTGTGACTAACTCAGCATCCTTCTTGTCAGCGGCTGTGTAGTTGTCACTACGAAACCGCTTAACCAGACGGTCAAGCTGTTGCAAGACCATCGTGGTATCGAACACGATCTTTTCCTTATCGGGCGCAAAGTCCCAAAAGTCCTTTTTGAACGCCTCAACAGTGTGGCATTCTTGATCCTTGCGCTTTTTGTCCTTGAAGAATTTACCCTTCTCGAACCCAACTGGCGCATAGAACATGAGCCATTTGGCAAAAGCGGCTTTGCGCACATAGTTATTACCATGAGTAGCCATGGCATCAAAGAATTGCTGGGCCATGGACAGGTTGCCATGTTCGGCAAACTGCTCAAAGGCCAATTGCGAGCATTCCTTTGCGTACTGCTTGCTGTTCTGAGTTGCCTTGATAAACCCATCAAGAGCAACCTGAAACTTATTTTCGGGAGTTTTTTCTGGCATGCGGAGTTTCCTTTCGGTGGAATCCCCAACAGCCTACATTTGCTGATAAAGCATATATACAGATTTCACGGTAGTATAGGCGCTGATAGTGAGGACTTTGCGCTAAGGTACATTATCCGTGGCTATGGCATATCACTGCCGTTGCCACAATGAACCCACAGACTTATTTAAGTCTACACGTCACCCAGTGACTACAACTCACCCTTGGCGCTATTAACGCTAGGCATTTGCCCATAGGCACAATTCACCTATGGTCGGATTTACACGCCATTTCAGACGCCACCGCATGAAACCCGATTGTTATGACCAGATAGTTACAATCCGGCTGTCCTTGCGCCTATCAGGGTCGCCCCAAGGCACACGCATTGAACTGCGGGGATTGTCGCTATCCCAAGCGGACCGAAATCTAGCGTCCGAGTGGGGAGTGCGGTCCTTGCGCGCTGCTCTTGCTCGCTTCAAAGCCCTCTCTCTTTTTCCCGGCCTCATTTGCTTTCCTTTCGTTCCTCTCACTCACCGCCAGAGGTCTAGTTGCGACTCATTCTCAACTAGCAGAAAGCCCCTCAGAACGTCACCAAGGGGCTTTAGGAGAAATCAGGTAGGGTAGGCAGCAAAAAGGCCCGCAGATCGCTCTACGGGCCTTAAAACGCCTTCTAGGGGCTATCTAGCTGAAATCATCCTCTGTAATCTCTTCAGAGGGCTTACCAGCACCGATAGCAACCAGAGACGCGCCACCGTCCCCAACAGACCACCCGGAGGACCAGTCAAGCCCCTCGGCCTCGGCCTCGGTTAGTCCTCTGCCCCTCACGTCCAAATCGCTAGGCGCTATGCCCTTGGCCTTGCGGTCCGGCAACACCGTCTTATCCTCAATCTCTAGAATGGTGTAACCACGACCACGACCACGGCCCCTCACCCTCACTCGCTTGAACTGGTGAGGAATAGGGGTCAGCACTAGGTCATGATACCACGCCACATACACCGGCAATGGCTGAGGCTCATGCATCGGGATGTCCCTGTGATACTCGGTGTCGGCCCTGTTCTGGCTTTCCAGAACGTCGATAACCTCTTGATTATACTCGAAAACTCGCTGATTAAGGGCATGTGTCATCGCTGTACCTCGCTGTATTGGGTTGATTGTAGATCACGGATAACCTGTTGTTTCACCGTGGCAATTGACAATCCATAGGCCAAGCCCAGGCACAAAGCCCAGGCAACCAAACTCCCAACGATAAGACGTGACCAAGCCATCACTCAACTCCATCCAGCTTGTTCAACTTACCTTCTAACTCTGTCATGTTGCGATACAGCACCCAAGCAGGGTTACGAACGTCAGTGCTACAACTGGGGTGATCTTTGAGCAACTTAGCCTTTCGCCGTGATACCAACTCTTCAAGAGCTAGTAGGTCCCAAGAGGTGAATTCGTGCGTCATATCAAATCTCCATTGGTTAGGTCGATAGCCAAGCGCTATCTCCCTCCTTATGGCATAGCCAAGGGGATAGGTCAAGCATTCTAAGTCATCTAATGAGCATGGGGGTGATAAGCGTGCATAGTAGTTGTTATGTGTGCTTGGCAGTTTGAGGGGGTGAGTAGCTCTCCCTTCCCTCCAAGCACATTCTCAAATTTCTATCCCGTCCTATTCACACAAAATAAATGTATAATATCCTACAGGGGAGTAAGTTGGGGGCACCCCCCGGGGGTTCACGTGCCCATCCTACTGGTTCATACCCCCACCCTGAAAAATGCTACTCCGTATTTTAAAGATTCAAATTATTCCTCCTTCTCCTCTTCTCTTCCTCTATACTAGACAACGATAATTATTTAGGGGAGGCAAGAACCGCTAAACTCACTCCGTTCGTTAAGCTTATCTAACTCATGGTAAAAATAAAAAACCGCAGAAATCCGCCATTCTTAAAAAAAGTTTTTAAAATCATTACTTTTTTTGTCCGTTTTTGGCTCTTTTTTTGGTCTATATATATAGAGGCTTCTATATAAGGAGCCGATATATTCCATAATATATGATTATGTGGATCATTTTATTATGATAAATGATCCAACATAATAAGTTGTAGAGTATATATCTCTATATATATAGACAAGGAGGTCTTCATGGCTAAGGTTAGTGGTCTTACTGTTTTAGAAGAAGCCTTCTGCCATGAATACATTAAGCATAGGATTGCTTGTAAGGCTGCTGAGGATGCTGGCTATAAGTCCCCTGCTGATGGGTGGAAGATTCTGAGACGGGAGAGAGTTAAGGAGTTCTTGCTGGAATTAAGTAAGGAGAGGAATAAGCGACTTGGTATTGACAAGGACTGGGTGTTGGCTCAGCTGGTTGATCAATATCAGGAGCTCAATCAACAGGTTGAACCTAAGCGGTCCAGTAAAACAGGGAAGCCTATCAGAGATGATGATGGGAATCCTGTATTCACCAAGAACTATGCACAGATCACAAAGATTTTGGAGACGATTGGTAAGCTGGCTGATGTAGCTGCCTTTGACAATAACGTCAATATCAATGTCACCAGAGACGAAGAGATCATTGAGGAGATTCGGAATAGTCGTCCGGCTGTGGAGACTGATGAGGAAACTGTTCACTAATGGCTGAACAAGCTAACGTTGAGAAGCTTCTGGCTCAGAAGATGGGGGAGTTCTTCTACGATCCTTTGGGATACGTGATGTTCAACTTCCCCTGGAAGTCTGACCCAGCGATTCAGATGGTTAAGCTGAAGGAGCCTTGGGCTACCCGCTATCCTGAATACGAATATGGCCCTGATGCTTGGGCATGTGAGTTTTTGGATGATCTAGGGAAAGAGATTAGGAAGAGGAACTTTAATGGTCGGCACGCTGTTGATCCTATACGTTTTTCTACTAGCAGCGGTCACGGTATTGGTAAATCAACCCTCGTCGCATGGCTTATACTGTTCATCCTTGACACTCGTCCTTTTAGCATGGGCGTGGTTACAGCTAATACTGGGGATCAGCTACGAACTAAGACATGGGCTGAACTTGCAAAGTGGCATCACATCGCCCTCACTAGCCATCTCTGGGTGTATAGCAACAGTCGCGGTAGCATGTCATTGTATCGTAGGGGAGACAAGGCGATAAGCCAGAAATGGCGTTGTGACGCAATGACAGCGAGGGCAGAGAACAGTGAAGCATTCCAAGGACTCCACGCAGCAAACAGTACGCCCTTCTATATCTTTGATGAGGCGTCCGGCATTGATAATGCCATTTGGGAATCGAGGTTTGGTGGTGCCACGGACGGTGAACCGATGTCTTTCGACTTCGGAAACCCAACCCGGAAATCAGGGTACTTCTACGAAAACTGTATCGGAATGTACCGACACAGATACAACGTCAGACAAATAGACAGTCGTGACGTAGAAATCACGAATAAACGACTGATGGAGGACTGGAGGCAAGACTGGGGGGAAGACTCAGACTTGTTCAAGGTTAAGGTTAGGGGGGTGTTTCCTTCTGCTGGCTCTGTTCAGTTCATTGGCACTGATCTGGTGGAAGACGCCATGGTCAGGCCAGCCATCCACTCAGAGGCTGATCCCTTGGTTATTGGAGTGGACGTGGCTAGATTTGGTGATAACGATACCATTATCTTTCCTAGGATTGGCAACGATGCTCGTTCTTTCCCCTTCAAGAGGTTCAATGGATTAGACGGACCTGGAGTGGCGGAGAAGGTTATCGAAACCATACAGGAATTCGCGGCTCTGGGTCGCAAGCCGAATGGTATCTTCATTGATGGTGGTGGCCTGGGAGCAGGCCCCGTGGATATTCTTACACGCCTGGGCTATCCCATCATCGACGTCAATTTCGGCAGCAAGGCTGTGGACCCCAAGTATCGCCGTAAAGGCGATGAGATGTGGGGCAAGATGAGGGCAGCTCTGGACAAGACGGCTATTCCTCTGGACCAGGACCTCAAGGCACAGCTCACTCAACGAGAATATAACGTGACAGATACAGGAAAGATTCAGCTGGAGAGCAAGCAGATCATGATGGACCGTGGTGTTCAGAGTCCTGATATAGCTGATGCGTTGGCTCTCACCTATCATTCAGAGATTAGCCCAGACAGTGTTATGGATAAGCTCGGGTTCCAACCTCGTGTTGATTGGGACTACAATCCCCTAGAGGCTAAGTGGTAATGGCTGAATACGTTAAGCGGACAAAACCACGTAGACGGTTTCGTAAGAAGGGTGTACGGCACAAGAAGTCCAGAGGCCCTAAGGATAAGGAAAAATAATATGTGCATAGGAAGCAGCCCTTCGACTCCGACACCACCCCCTCTTCCGCCAGAGCCCGCTCCCCCACCCACTCCGGTTGATCCTGAGGTTAGGGAAGCTCGTAGGCGTACACGTAGTCAAGCTGCGTTGGCTGAGGGGCGTCAGGGTACAATTCTCAGTAGCCCGCTAGGTGTAACTCGGAGGGCTTCGACAGCAACTAAATCTCTGTTAGGTGAATAATGTGCGGAAGCCTTAGCACTCTTCTCAACCCCCAGCGGGCCTTGGCTGATAAGATTGGTGGCCCATTCGGGGATATTATTTCCCCGGAGAGGTTGATCCAAAGGAGTACAGGGCTCCAAACTAACTTGGCCAAGATTGGTGAAACTAAAGAACGTAAACAACAGCAGGCAGCAATTGCCAGAACTCCTCAGCAACGAACTAGGTCTCCGCTCATCAGGAAGCCTTCTGAAGCTGGGACGAAGTCATTGCTAGGAGAATAGTATGGCTGATCCTACTGATATCAATTCGAAGGACTTCTTCAACAAGCAGATAGCTGCTATGAAGCAAGAACGCCAAAGCTTCATTGCCCACTATCGAGACTTGGCTGAATTCGTCCAGCCCCGTAGGGGTCGCTGGTTTGTCTCTGATCGTAACAAAGGTGATCGCAGACATTCCAGTATTATCAATTCAAAGGCGACCCAGGCACACCGTACAGCTCAGGCTGGGTTGTTCTCTGGTGTCGCCAGTCCTTCCCGACCGTGGTTCACGATTGAGACGGAAGACCCCGGCCTTATGGAAAGCGCTGGGGTGAAAGTGTATCTGCATCAGGTGCAGCTGTTGCTTCAGTCCATCTTCAATTCGTCCAACTTCTACAACATGACCCCTGTTATGTTCGGGGAGTTGATCTTGTTTGGTACCGGGGCTATGTCCCAGGTAGATGATTTTGAGGACGTAGCTAGATTCTACACTCACACAGCTGGCTCCTACTTCATTGGCCAAGATGACAAGTTCAGGGTCAATAGGTTTGCTAGAGAGATTGAACTGACTATCTCCCAGATGGTTGAGCAGTTTGGTCTGGAGAATGTCAGTGCCCATGTGAAAGACCAATGGGATAAGGGCAACTACCACAACTGGGTACCTGTCAATCAGTTGATTGAGCCCAACCCCAACTTTGATCCCACTAAGCTGGACAAAGAATTCAAGCAGTTCAGGTCCCGATATTGGGAGCCTGGGGAAGACGGAGACGCTACCAAGAGCAAGTTCCTCAGCAAAGGTGGCTTCGATGAATTCCCAGTGTTCTGCCCGAGGTGGTCTGTCACAGCTGAGGACATCTATGGTACTGACTGCCCTGGCATGACAGCCCTGGGGGACATTAAGGGACTGCAAATTGAAGAACGACGGAAAGCTCAGGCGATTGATAAGATGGTATCGCCGCCTCTCCATGGACCGGCTAGTGTTAGAAACGTCCCAGTACAATCGCTTGCGGGTGGGCTCACGATATACGACGGAGGCGATCAACGTGGACTTGAACCAATCTATCAAGTTGATCCTCGGCTAACTGAGCTCCGTGAGGATATGGCTGCTGTGGAGAACCGTATTGATACGGCCTTCTTCGTAGACTTGTTCCTAGCTATTAGTAACATGGAGGGCATCCAGCCTCGTAATGAGTTGGAGCTTAGCCAGCGTAACCAGGAACGCCTGTTGCAGCTTGGGCCTGTCCTAGAGCGTCTACAGAATGAGTTCCTGAGCCAAGTGATTGATCGTACATTCAATCAAGCAGCCAGAGCCAACATTCTCCCTGAGTCTCCCCCTGAGTTGGAGGGACAAGAGCTGAAGATCAGATATGTGTCAGCTCTGGCTCAGGCGCAGCGTGCTGTGGCCACTGGTGGGATTGAACGTACAGCAGCGTTTGTATCTAGCCTTGCTGAGATTTGGCCGGATGCTCCAGATAAGTTTAACGTCGATCAGGCCATTGACGAATATGCCCAGCTCACTGGTGCTATTCCGACTGTGGTCAATGATGACGACACTGTCGCTGGTATTCGGGAACAACGTCAGCAACAGCTGGCACAACAGCAAGCCCTACAAGCAGCTGAGATGGCTGCTGGGGCTGTGAAGGACGCTGGTAGTGTCAATCTGGATGAGAACAACATTGTCTCGCAAGTAGCAGACACAATACAAGGTAACAACAACTAATGAGTTACGACACTAGCGACCCTCAGGTTGTTAGGAAAAAGAAGCGGAAATTCGAGCTCGATCACGAACAGAGCATCGAGGAATTCCGACACGTACTTGACACCCGAGAAGGCAGAGCAGTCATCTGGAGAATTCTGGAGCTCTGTGGTGTATTTAAACAAAGCTATACCGGAAACCCTGAAGATACGTTCTTCAACGAAGGTAAGCGTAAAGTCGGACTTGAAATCCGCCTCATGTTTGAAGAGCTAGGGCCATCTCATGGAACTAAGATGTTTGAGATGATGACCAGCGAAGCAGTACATAGGCAAGCAGAATTAGAGGAAAACAATGCCTGATGGTGATGCAACCGTCGTAACTGAAGAGACGACGATTATTGGTGAAGCCACTGAGGAAGTGGTAGAGACCAAGGAAGAAGAAACGACCACGCCCACTGAAGAGACCACAGAAGAGGTCACTGAAGAGGGTAAAGCCTCCGGAGAGGAGGAAGGCCAAGGTACCGAAGAGACTAAGGAAGCGGACAGCAAAGCTGACGATGAAAAGTCTGACGGTGCTCCTGAAGAGTATGAAGAGTTTAAAATCCCGGAAGGGATGGAGTTTGACAAGGAACGAGCAGAGAAGTTCGGCGAGGTTGCCAAATCTCTAGAGCTGGACCAAGAAGGCGCTCAGAAACTTGTTGATCTCTACTCGGAGGCTGTCAAAGAAACAGCCCAAGCTCAGGCCGACTTTTGGGCTGACACGCAAGCAGAATGGCGTAAGGCAGCCGAGACTGATCCAGAGTTCGGTGGTGCTAAGTTCAAAGAGAACGTAGCCACTGCTAAACGGGCTCTGAACCATTTCGGTGACAATGAGCTATCTGAACTTGCTGACAGCTATGGGATTGGCAACCATCCTGCGTTTATTAGGCTGCTTTACAATGTTGGTAAAGCAATGAGCGAGGACAACTTTGCAGTTGGTGGGGCAGCAGGTACGCAGCCCGATCCTGCGAAAGTCCTGTTTCCTGATCAAAATTAAGGAGCATAAGTCATGGCAGCTTTGAGTGTCAAAAATCCGACTCTGCTCGACCTTGCTAAGGTCACGGACCCGGATAACAAGATTGCTACCGTTGTAGAAATCTTGAACGAGACTAACGAAATCCTGGCTGATATGTCATGGATTGAGGGCAATCTCGCGACTGGTCATCGTACGACCCTGCGTGCAGGTATTCCTGCGCCGACGTGGCGTAAGTTGTATGGCGGTGTCCAGCCGAACAAAGCCGAGAACGTGCAGGTCACGGATAACACTGGTATGCTGGAAGCGTATGCTGAGGTCGATAAGGCCCTGGCAGACCTGAACGGCAATACCGCAGCTTTCCGTCTCCAGGAGGATCGTGCCCACATTGAAGGCATGAACCAGGAGATCGCGGACACGCTGTTCTACGGTAATGAAGGTACGGAGCCTGAGGCTTTCACTGGTCTGTCTCCGCGCTTTAACGACCTTTCGGCGAACAACGCTGAGAACATTATCAACGCTGGCGGAGACTCCGACTACCAGTCTATCTGGCTAGTTGTGTGGGGTCCGAATACGGTGCATGGTATTGTTCCGAAGGGCTCTACTGCCGGTCTCCAAGTTACGGATAAGGGGCAGGTGACTATTGAAGACGCTTCTGACGGCTCTAATACTGGCCGTATGGAAGCCTATCGGACTCACTATCGCTGGGATGCTGGCCTGACGGTTCGCGACTGGCGCTATGTGGTTCGTATTGCGAATATCGATGTTGCTGCGATTAGTGCCACCTATACGGCTGGTGCGTTCTCGGCTGGCCCGGACCTTCCGGACCTGATGTTCCAGGCGATGACCCAGGTTCCGAACCTGAACTTCGGTCGTCCGGTCTTCTATATGAGCCGAGCGATGTTGAATGGTCTGCGCAGGCAGGTATCTGCCAAGGTGCAGAACTCCACGTTGCAGGTTGAGCAGGTTGGTGGCATCATGACTGAGATGTACCACGGTGTTCCCATCCGTCGGGTGGACGCGCTTGCCTCGACCGAGACGGTGGTTAGCTAATAGCTCAGAGGAGAAGTAAACTATGATTATCGATTCACGCACTGAATTCGCTGATGCTGTTAGCGTAGCTAACGCCGCTGCGACTATCAACGTGGGCAATCAGATCGACAGTTCTGTCGTTCGTGATCTGGGTCAAGGTCAGCCGGTCTATCTGATTATGACCGTTGACACCGAGATCATCACTGGCGGTGCGGCTGGTACTATCCAGTTCCGCCTAGTGTCGGATGACAGTGCGTCTATTTCCACGACTGCGGCCTCGGTTCATGCCATTAGCCCTCAGTACGTCACTGACGGTACTGACGCCAATGACGCCGAACTGAAGGCTGGTCAGGTTCCCTGGCACATCACTCTCCCGGTTGAGGGTGAACAGTATGAGCAGTTCCTAGGTATTCAGGCCATTATCGGCACGACTACCACGACTGCTGGTAATGTCAGTTGCTGGCTCTCGCTCGATCCGTATGGATGGAAAGCGGTTCCTGACGCAACTAACTAATAGGTTATGGGAGGGGCTTCGGCTCCTCCCTCTCCTATGGAGAATGAAATGCCTTCAAAAGAGAAGCAAGGTGAGACCCAGAAAAAGATTCTGGATATTCTGAAAGGGGTCCCAGTCCCTGTCCCCGGCTCAGCTGGCAACTTGATTGAGGCTGTCAGAAAGAAAATAATGGACGCCGAAAAGAAGAAGAAAAAGGGCTCAGAAGGAAATAGCGACTAATGAGAATTCGATTTAAACGTAAATACTTCGGACCCAGCGATGTCGATAAGAATAAGTACTCCGACATCTACCACACTAGTGGCAGGCGCTTCCGAGTAGGCGAAGAGCATGAGCTCTCTGAAGAATATGTTAAACAGATTCCTGAGAACATTTATGAAGTTGTCAGTGAGGAAGTCCATTCCAACATCCCTGAGAGTGGTGACTTCTCCGAGTTTGACGAAGCGCGGGCATTGGACGATGCTGCCGCTGCTAGGATTGAAGAGATCACAAGCACCGTCAAAAAGAAACCACGGATGAAGAAAACCCTGGAGAAATAGATGGCATACCGTGTCAGTGTCCTCTCGGTGACTGGTGTCACTGAAGACATCAACGCCGCTGTGGGGGCACTGAAAGGTCTGTCCCTTGTAGGGGTCAATGCTAGAGAGAGTGCTGGCTCAGCCTCTGCTGCTAGCTTCAATATCACAATTGGTACTGATGCTCAGGACACTACTAAGGCTATTAGTGTCGAGCTTGGTGCAAACGAGCATTTCACACATATATTCGAGTTACCTGTAAATGCAGATGCAGGTATTTCGATTGAGTCCCTGTCTGGGACAGTGGATGTAAATCTATACTATATTCTTGATGATGGTGGTACCGCTGTAACAAATACCACACCAGAAGCCGCTG